ATGGAAGAATATTTTTCATGTTTGGTGAAACTCTTCAAGAAGTAGAGGATAAATTAGCAATGAAAAATATACTAATGATAAATTAAAAAAATTACAATTATGAAATTTAACGAAGCATTACTTAAGGTTAATCTTGCAGTATTGAAAAAGTACGCAGGAGCACAGTTCTACGAGGCACAAGGATTCCTAGTACCTGCTGATGGTGAAGTTGACGGTACAATCGACACCGCACAGTTCAGAGCTGTTTACAATTACGTTGACACTGACCGCCAGAAGACCATCGTTGGTTCATTCAAGGATGACCTTTCTGTTAAGATTGAAGTTATCAACGACATTTGGTGCGAGGACGTAGTTATGACTCCTTACGTTCCAATGAACGCTGAAGATGCAATCGAAATGATTGAGGAGGAGCTTGATGAGGAGCTTACTGCTGGTCCTATTACTCTACGTCATCAGCTATATCCTGGTGAGGTTGAGCCACGTTATTTCATCGGAACAATTAGGCAACTACACTCAATCAAGGTGTACAGTGGCGAGGTTGACGCAAATGCAGGTGAGTAAATAAACTATAAAAAAAGGATGACATTTTTGTCACCCTTTTTTAATTATATCATCCAATTTCTTTTTCTCCTCATCATTACAGAAATCCCAGAAGGTCTGATAATTGATTTGAAGCTCATAAGTGTATTTATCCAAATCAGTTAGCTTACAGAACATTGCCCCATAGTATGCGCTGAATTGATAATATCCTTTTTTCGTAACTCCTTTGACGATGGCCATATCACCAGCTGCTCTGTTGATGATGTAGTCACCTTTTTTAAATTTAGGTTCTATCATAACTTAATCTATTTTATCTTGAACATTGCGCTTATCAACTTCGTTGATTTTACCCATCATTTTCTTGATGTTTTCGACCATTTCCTCATTCTCTTGGTCTTTCTTTTCTGCTGCTGCGTATAAGTCTCCATAACCGAAATACTGAGCTAGCTCAAATCCATTTTTAAAAGGTAGTTCCATAATTAAAATTCGTCTTCCATTTGTTTTTTATTTTTCATTTTAGGGGTGTTTCTTACCATACCCTTGAATATAAAGTCTGCAACCTTCAATATTTCATCGAACACCTTGTTACAGTTGCTAACGTTCATACCCCAGTTTGCCATGTAGTTAAAGTGCTGTTGTTGGTACTTATAGCCAAAACCGCTAAGAACAATCCATGCACAAAGCTCTGCCTCTTGCTCAACGATTTCACTTCCTCTTAGCGCACTGCCACCACGATAGTATTTTTCTAGGTTTGGGTCATGGCGTTTAACAATTTCCCAGTGCATGATTTCATGTGCTGTCTCATGTACGACTGTGCTTAACAATCCATGATTCTTCTTGTCATCGACTATTCTTATAATACCGTCAATGCTAGCAGAGCCACGAGAGCCGCCCATTGTCTTAGGGTCAACAAATATGTAATCCTTAACACCTATTGATTTACCAAAATCTATACAAGCGTTAATCAAGATTTTCTCCTTTTCTGTTTCATCACTGTCCTTGTCATACCAATCAAACGTATTAACTGGCAACTCTTCAGCACCTTCACCCTTAACCATATCTGAAATATCATATGCTGTATAATCGGCATATCCACCAGATAAGTCAGCATAGCTTGTCATTCTCTTAAGCTTCCATTTCTGTGATGGTGTAAGTTCACTTATGCTTCTCACTTCCATTTTCTCTAGGAATCTTCTAACGATTTCATCGTACTTTGCGCCATACATTTGTTTAATGACTTTTGGTCTTGTAAGAATGATTGGCGTTGCATCTGGTTTTGGTGTATAGCCCATTTCCTTCCACAAGCTCTTTGAGCGCACGTCTGTAGCATCCCTTTTCTGCAAGAATATAAGGATGGTATTAAGCCATGATAGAGGATAAGTTCTGTGCTTTGACATTTCCATTCTGAACTTGGCCAACTCCTCAAGAGCATCCATAGTTTCCTTGCTACCGATACCCTTTGATAGCATTTCCTTGAATTGCTCTGCATTCTTGATAATCTCGTCACCATTGAAATTAGGTATTTGTGCCTTGGCTTGCATAATGTATGGCTTAAGCTCCTCGATTGCAGCTAAAACCTCATCTGCTGTTCTTTGCATACCATTGTCTGGTGGTGTCTCTTGGCTTCCTATTTCGTTGGCAAACTGTTGAATGAGAGGATAGATTTTATCCTCGCTACCATCCCATACAACCCATCCCCAAGCGTTAGGGATTCCTTGCATGTTCTTGATATACCTGTTATACGGTAGGAACTCCATACCATATTTCTTCAATATACTTTGGTTGTTTGGATTTTTATATGTCTGGTCAGTTGATGCTTCAGGGTCAACATATATCAACTTAAATCCCTTACCGTTTCTAGTCTTCAATGGCGTACCGTTTGCAGCCAATTGAAAGTATTCTCTAAGTAACATTCTTTATTTTATTTTATTACAATTATTAAATCTTCTCTAATTGGCATATTCAGTATTCCATTAGGGTATGTATATGAGTCATTCTTTATACTAGGACTGAATGTTATCTCAAATGTTCCTTTATATGTGCCAGCTTCCTTCGTGTCACGAGCTTTCCAGTCATAACATATGACATACTGCTCAGTACAGTCATCATTCTCACGCAACTTTATATAAGCCTTGTTCTTGGCAACCTTTGTGACGTTTGTATCAACGTTCACCATTGTAAACGTGATGTCAGCACCTTGGATGCACTCGTGGAACTTATTAAAGTCATGTCTTCCATCCTCAATCAATTCCATACGAAGGGTTGGAAGCGTACTATTTTGTGTTATATAGAAATACTGCATATAAAATATAATTAGTTAAATATAAATATCAATAGAAACAAAAAAACCATGAGCACCCTCGTGCTCACGGTTTTTTTTATTATAGAATTAAACTGTTTAGTCAGCGATTTATCTGAACTCATTGATTGACCAATGTACAAGACCGTCAACACGAACATGTCCATAGTAACGGTTGTTAACCATCTTCTTAGCGTAACGAGTCATGATACCCTTTACTGGTGCGAAGTTGAATGGATTGTACATAGTTGGAGTCAACTGCATTGGTACATAAGGAGCGTAGATGTAACCTGTGTCAAGTAAGCTCTTACCCTTGTGACCGATGATGATTGACCAGTGAGGTGAATATGGGTCACGATATACAGTGTAACGACCACTCAATGAACCAATCTTCTCAATACCCATGTTGTACTGGTCGCTCTCTGCTGATGCGTCAGATACATGGAAGAACTCAAGGTTGTCGAACAATGCGCTGATTTCTGAAGATACAACGATGAAGTTAGCACCACCACGAAGTGTTGACTTGTGAATCTGTGCTGAAATCTGGTTAATCTTAGTCATCAACTCTTGGTTCCAGTCCTTCTGAGTGTAGTTAGTTGAGAATGCTGCCATTCTTCTCCAACCGTTAACATCCCAACGAGCTTGCCAAGGAGCACCCTTACGCAAGTCACGAAGAATTTCACGGTCAATTTCTGCTGCAATCTGCTCTGAAAGGATAGCGGTCAACTCAGCCTCTGCATCGATGTTGTGGAATGCGCTAACGTCTTGTGCCAACTCTGGAGACCATGTAGCACGAAGCTTACGCTCTTCAACTGATACGGTTACTGAATCAAGCTTGAAGCTAACCTCACCGATTTCGGTCTCAAGCTCAAGTGAATCATACTGTGCCCAAGCAATCTTGAACAAATTAGCAATGTTTTCCTTAGTTGCCTCATAATCGATAGAACCACCGCTGGTCTTAACGATTTCTGCGTCTAATGCAGCAGAGTCAACACCGATGTAACCATCGATAGTACCTGCTTGCTGGATAACTGGTTTAGCCAAATCCAACTCGATATACATCTTACCTTCAGCGTCACAAGCTGCACCGTATTCTACGATACCCTTACCATACTTCTGAGTAACAACTCTGAATGGAACAGACTCGAACTTACGGAAAGCTGCGGTCTTAACAGTGTCAGAACCAGGAGCATTAGCTGCTGCAAGTTCCTTCTGAGTGATAACCTTCAATGAAGCCAAGAAACCTTCGGTATCCATTTCGTTTCCATCAGGACCAGTCAACTTTGATGCATTGAATGATGAGAAGCCATCAATCTCAAGAATCAAGTTACGGATAGTTCCATCGAAACCGCTCTGGAAGTACATGTTCAAATTGTCAGCACCGAAAGGACGAACACCACCAGGAGTTAGGAATACTGGAACAGCACCACCAACCTTGATAGTTACCTTACCCTTTGAGTTGTCATACAAGAAGTCGTTGTAGAACAAGTCATACAAACTCTTCTGGAAGTATTGAGTTACTTCTGGACCTGCCTGACGAAGTGCAGTTACGCCAAGACCTTCAGCAGCAGCACGCTCTTTAGCTGCTTCGAAATCAGTTGCATCAGCAAGAGTCTCGTTCAACTGTGGAACATACCATGAGTTTTTGTCAAGGTCATTAATTGTCTCGTCTGGAAGATAGTAACGTGGCTCAACACGACCTTCCTTGTTACGGTTTACACGGTCATAACCCATAAGACCCTTATGGCGACCAGTTGTGCCATCGATGATGTCACCAGGAGTTGCACCAGTTGCGTCCTCTGGAAGCTCCCACTCTCTCTCTGAAGTAACAGGGAGGATGAAGAACAACTTACCTACTGGAAGGTTCATAGCCTGAACTGATACAATATCATTAGCAAGAAGCTTGCTAAATACACGTCTAATAATAGGGAATACAACAGTTTCAAATGAACCACTGTTGTCTGAAGCTGTAGCCTCGTAAATCAAGTGCTTTGCCTCATTCTCGTACAATGTAGCAACATTCTCCTTAATACCCTCTGGCAAACCCTCGGTAAAACCAAGTTGGTCCCAACGGTTCTGAATGTCCTCACGTATCTGTCTCTGGGCGTTATACTCAATATTACCAACTACGCCACTTGATAGGAATTCTTTCATATAATTTAAATTAAATTAATTGTTATTTTTATTATAAATACACACAAAAATCAAAAAGTATCTTATTTCATCATTCTGTGCATCAAATCAAGAGAATCTAACATGTCTTGTGACTTGTAGATGGTTGTCTCGTTGATTTTCTTTGAACTCTCAACTGTAAGGTTCTTGTCCTCAGTGATGTTCATTTTGTTTGATTTCTTAAGGTCTCGACTGATTGATTCGTAAAGGTTCTTAGAATCTTCAATTGTCTTAGCCTCCTTTGAGAATCTTGTGATTATCTCCTTTTTCTCATCTTGAGAAGTTGTATTCTCAGAAATCAACTTGATAATCTGTGCAAGATTGTGATTAGTTACAGCAGCTTCCTTCAATGACTGCATAACGTCTGTCAATGTAGATTTCAACTCTTTGTTCTCAGCAAGAACCTTGTTAGCTCTCTTCATGAAGTTCTCTTCTACCTTAACATTTGTATTTACAGTAACGTTGCCATCACCAGCTGTGTAAGCATTGTCCTTTGTACCCTTCTCTTGACCGTTCTGTGCAGTGTGGAAACTACGACCAGTACGTCTACGTGGGTTATTTGGGCCGTCTGTTCTTGAGGTGCTACCATTGTTAGCTGCATGTTCTGCATTGGTCTTAAGCTCGTTGATTGCCTCTTCTTCCTCAAGCTGCTTACCTTTGGCATCATTGAAAGGCTTGTCTGCCTTGTTCTTTCTACTACCTTTGTAACCTGACCAAGGCTTCTCAGTTCCATGAGGAACACCTGCGTCCCAGTCGTTTACATTTTTGCCTGGTTCTGACATACCTGGATTTGTCATTACATCCTTTTTCTGATAATTGTCAGTGTATCCTACATTTGAGTCGTACTCTAAAACCAACTCAAACATTCTTTCTGTTGATTCATTCATATCGTCATACTCATTATTTTCAAAATCATCTTCTGCACCGAAATCATCAGCACCCTCATCATCACTTGGTTCGCTAGCTGCTACGCCTTGTGTTTCGCCATTGTCTCCAAGGTTAATTAGGTACTCAGCTCCAGTTTCATTGTCTTGAATGTTGACATTTCCATTGTCATCCTTATGTACAAGAATCTGGTCATCATTCTTCATTAATTTGTAAACCTTTACGATTTCCTCGTCTTCCGCATTGGTGAAGTCATACTCATCGTCTGATACCTTATATTTGTCAAAATCAGCCCATTCATCACCTTCATCACCAACAACGTCATCAGCATCAGTTGGTTCACTTGCATCATCACCCATTGGCTCTTCAGCAGCTTCGCCATCCTCAACCTCTACGTCATCGGTTTCCATACCAGTGTCGGTGTCTTCTACGCCATCCGTAGGAGCATCACCTGATTCGGCATCATCTGTAATATCAGAACTAGTATCTTCCACTTCCTCTTCTTCGTAGTCCTTGTCATCATCCTCAGATAATAACTTGGCATATGTATCACGCACAGCCTCATCCAAAAGGGTTTTGACTGCGCTCTCAGTATTTTCCTTCAAAGAATTTGCGAGTGTATTGTAATCCAATAAAGATTCTCTAACTACTTTGCTTCTAATATTTTTACTCATTTAGAAAATATTTTTAATACATTATTTTAAATATAAATATAGCACAAATACAAAAAAATTACGTCAAATCCTTAAAATAATAGCATTTAACTGTTTTTTCATACCTGCATTATATATAGCTATTATATAAATATTTAGATTTTGTCAAATATTTATTTAAAAAAATATCAAAGATGAAAAAAACTGAATTAATCGAGATAAAAAAGGGTAAAGACGGATATGGACTTTTGATTGAAAACGATGGATATATGTACCTTAAAGATACGAAAGAAAATAAACAATTAAAAGAAAGTATCGATAATGGAGAGTGGAATGTTCCTCATCCATTTATTGTTGATGCAGTATTCCAGAAATTTGGAATTAAGAACGCTAATGGAAGAATATATCCTGAAGCCGTATTGAAAAAACAAGTTGAATTATACCAACAGAAAATTGAGGAGAGTAGAGCAATAGGAGAATTGAATCACCCAGCAGAATCTACAATCGACCTAGACAGAATAGCAATCAATATCATAGAATTACACTGGGAAGGTAGAACACTTGTTGGTAAAGCAATGATTAACACGTCATACGGTTTTAGAAAGCATGGTATCGTAAGCACAAGAGGAGACCAGATGGCTAACCTAATACTTAACGGTATCAAGATTGGCGTATCTTCAAGAGGCGTTGGTTCTGTTGAACAAAAATTAGGACAATACATCGTAGGTGATGACTTTGAACTCATCTGCTGGGATGTTGTAAGTGACCCTTCAACTCCAGGTGCTTATATCGGACAACCTGAAGAATTGCAGCAGTACGTTGAAACAAACACAACGAGCAACAGCAAGCCAGCCATAAATGAGAAAATAAACCGCATTAAAAACATATTGAACTCATGAAGATAAGACTTAATGAAAACATTATTAGGAGGATAATAAGAGAGTCTATTGAGGACATTCTTTGGGGAGAAAACAAACCTAGAGGCTATAGAACGCCTATAATCCCAGAACCTAAAAGAAGATTTAATAGTATGACTCAGAGGAGAGACCCAAATGATGACATATTCGATGGTACGCCTCATTCATACACTGTGAATATATGGGATAACAGCGTCAACACTGAAAGAGAATTTTCTGACACGTTTGACAATATAAGAAGCTCTCGTGAGCTAGATGATGCTGTCAGAGCCAAGTACCCAACGTTAAACCATTGGAACACTCCTAGAAGATTTAAAGGCAACTATATACCAAAAGATTGGTGGTAACTATAAAAAACACGTAAAAAAACTTGATTTTAGAAAAATAATTCTTATATTTTATATATAAGAATTATTTTTTTATGAAACGATTAAACAAAGAATACGGACTAGATGTATGCAGCCATATGCTGTTAAAATATGGAAGCGTAAACAAAGACAACCCACAAGTTGTATATATAAGTGGTAGGTGTTGGGTATCTCCTACACATAAGATGGACTATGAGTATGTAATAGGGATGATTGAGAAGGAAATGAGGAAGAACATAAAGCTGTTCCTCATTGACGGTGACAACTTCGACAATAGGTTTATATTGGACTTCGACATCAATACAGATAAAATGTCACCTAACGAAAAAAAGTTCCTATCGTTTGACCTATACATAAGACAGAACGAAAGCAACAAAAAAACATTGAAAGAGTTGAAGGAAATTCTCAATAGGAGAATAAGCACCATTTCAAACGGATTGGTGTATTTGTTTAATGAAAACAATTTCTCAGTACAAAAGAAAAGGTAAGTGATATTTATATAGAAAATATACTGCAATGAAAAAGATAATTAGACTTACTGAATCTGAATTGAGAAACATTATAGAAAGGTCTGTCAAACAAATAATAAGAGAAGATGTCTTGGGCAATAACTTCCATGAGGCAGACGATGATTTACCATTTGGGGAGGATGATGACTTCTCACCATTATTCAACAACTATGAGCCTTTTAAAAGCCAACAAATGAATAATAACGAGCATGATTGGGGAGTAGAAGGTGAGGAACAATTTGACCCAACAGAGTATGACCCAGAAGCATATATGGATTATGGATGGGATAAGAACTATTCACCATCAGATAATGACTTATATGCTGGGAGAGCATAAAAAAAGGATAGGTAAAAAACCTATCCTTTTTTTATGTCTTAGTAAACGTTAGCCTTTTTAGGACTCTTGTACCAATTGGTACTTATGATTGGGTTAATACCCCATTCATTGAATTTACTGTATGCATCCTTCACACAAATCTTTTCTTGTGGATACTTGAAATTGTAAGGAATCATTATTCCGTGAGGGTCTTGTCCAAGAGCAGCCAACTTAACAGTTACCTTCGTGTTCTTGTCGTATATCTTTGGCTGTGTAGCCTCGTCCAAGAAACTGAATGACTTGTCAACTGTAATCACCTCAGTAACTGCTGGAACTTGCTCCTCACCCTTTACAGTGTTAATGAACTGAATGCCCTTTCCGAACAATTGATGCACCTCAGTATTGCTGTTGATAACCTCTCCATCGATTCCAAGGATGTACAACTCGTCATATGCACCGCAAGCAACAATGCTGTACTTAACTTGTGTCTCACTTAGTCTTTCAGCCTTGATAACCACGTCATTCAAGTCATAGTCACCAAATGGGGTGTCCTCAAAACAGAATGTGTAGAAATTACTTTCAATGTCAGGAATGTTGATAATTGGCTCTACGCCACCTTCAACTTCAATGATAACATCGTTAAAGTCACGGTCTGTTCCTGATTCAAAGCATAGCAACATTCTTCCATTAACTGTAATCCATGCTGCACGAGGGTCATCAGTGTCAAAGTTTGAACTCTTGAAATTACATGCGTCATAATTATTAATGTCGTTATTCAAGCGTCCGTCAGCATAAAGCTCACCTTGCTTCTTACCACCTTCGGCAGTTGTCTTTGCGCGAACCATGAAGCCAATCTTATAGCCCTCTGGGAACTGATATGAACCAACTGTTCCAATCGTAGGAGTTTCATCACCCCAATATATTAAGGTATAAGAACCCTTCCTCTCGATATTGTCATCTTCCTCTTCACCAAATACCTCGTTGAAAGGAATTGCCTTGTACTTTGGAAGGCTCTGTAGATAAGCTGCATCAGCTTCTACGTCAGCTGGATAGTAGTAGTAATACAAGTCTGAATTCCATACCTCATTACCCCACTTCTTCGCAGAGTCACGCTTGTAAACTGGCGTCACGATAATTGGCTCTTCACCAGTTGTGAAAGGATAAGCATTGTCATTGTATATACCACTATTGATTACCAAAGGCAAGTTGTCATAATCCCTACCATTCTTAAAGTAAGAGAAGATGATTGTTCTGAAAACAGTCTTAAATGCCTCATTGTAGTCTTCTGTCTCCATCTTCTGCACTGAGTAGTTGGACATAGAGTAGAGCTTTTCTCCAGCAACCCATCCTCTAGTGTTTGCATAAGAGTCTTCAATAACTCCGATGACAGGTTCAACTGTTGGAATTGGATAATCAGTAGTTAATGCTCTAGTTATTCTCCTAGAGTTGTATGACACTACTTCACTTTCGACTTTTGTCATTCTAAAATCATTTTTTGAAAGCATTACGACATACAAACCAAGGTTGTCCTTTGGAGCGTCATAAACCAAAGTAACACTCTGTTGTCCGTTTGTCTTTGCTTCATTCAATGTTAACACAGATGTCTCTCCATCTTCTTCGGCAACGTGTACCAAAATCTTAACACTCTCAACATCGCTAGGAATGTTGTTTACAGTAAGATTTCCGCTTTCTGTGGTACACCAATCATGTTCAGGATTAAATGTTGTTCCGAACACACGCTCTACGTTCTCTTTGATTCTTGCGTCTTGTGCTGCTTGATAATCAAAATCATGGTCACAAGCGACTAACAAAGGTAAACATAGAGCTAAAAACAAAAATTTCTTCATAATATTTTACCTTATTTAAAAAAATAATAATGCAAAGATATAGATTTTTTTTAAAAATCCAAATTTACATTGACATCATTTGCTGTAATTTTCTAAGTTCCCTTATAATTTCACTAAGTTTTTCAAGCGTTATTTCGTGCCTTGAAACACCACCACTAAGAATGTTATTGTACAAACTCTGTAATTGGTCTGCACACACTCTGACGGTTTCACTGTCATTAGGATTTTTATATTCTTTTAACATACACTTACTTCCTATGTATTTATTAATCACCTCGTTAATTATATCCTTCATAACTATTCACCTTTATCAATAAATGTGTCTTCATACCCATACTTTGAGGCGTTATCCAACTGAAACCTCTTATACGGAGTATCACCATACTTATTAGCTTGCTTTAATGCGTAATCTTGAACATCAGCCCAAGACTTATCCTTGTTTTTCAGCTTTCTACCCATCAATGCCCCTAACATATATTGACCTTTAGGGGTGTCACCAATTTCGTTTAGAATTTTATTTACAGATTCTTTCACGATATTGTGAAGGTCAGATTCAGTAAGCCTTATGATTTTCATGTTAATCATCCATTAATATATCTCTTATTTCAAGTAGCTTTGCAATATCTTTAACGATTGTTTCCTTATTGAATTGCATTTCGTTAATCTGTTCACTCAAACCCTTCAAGTCAGAGTTTTCAGAATCTTCCTTCAACATTTCGTTGATTTTGCTAATACACTCATTCTTAAACTTATTGAAAAGCTTTTCTTTTCTTTGTTCTGCTATTGGACTTCTGAAATCGGTTATCTGTTGGACGAATGAAATCTCAGATTCGTTTAAATTCTCTTTCAACTTGTTTTCAAAATCCTCGATTAACTTGTCAATGTCCTTACCTTCATTAACCTTATCGTTCTTATGTGATTCCATATATTTGCATACAGCGTCATAGCTTTCAATCAACGGAATCATATTACTAGTTGTCTTCTTCCTAGTCAATATGATATTACCATTCTCATACAATGCCTTGCTTTCTTCGTCAACGAACTTTGTAGGAATAATACCACTCTCTACCATAACCTTTCTAAGCTTAACGTTTGATGCCTTTACAGTAGCAAGGTCAACGTCCTCTGAAACAATCTTTGCAAGCTGTTCAAGCAATTCTGTTGCTTTCATATTGGTTGCGGCCTTACCTTTATAGTGCTCTCTAATAACGTTATAGAAATTGAACTGGCCTAACAAGTTCTTATCCTCCTTGATGGTTTTTATAACGTTTCTAACAGCCTTTTTATTGGTTTTTAGGAGAGTAGGAAGCTCATTCTCAAAGATGTGGTTTAGAATACCAAAGTTATTGGTTTTCATTTCCTTCAACAAAGCTTTTTCATGCTTGCTGTCCTCAATAGCCTCTTCTAGCATATCTTTAGCATATTCATATGCCTTGAAATCGTTCTTTTGAAGAGCCTCGTTCATTATACTGATATAGTTTGAAAACTCTTCTTGGTATTTATTTTCTTTCATATTAACTTTGTTTTCTTTTATTGTTTTTTTAGGTTTCTTTGACTCTTGATTTATCAATGAGTTATATTGTGCAATTGTCATGTTTCCAAGTTTAGCTGTCTTTGCTGCCAATTTTGAGCCACCTTCAAAGTTTATTGTTTTTATCTTTTCTAAAACTTCTTTAGGTAATTGTGGGTCAATTAATCTTTTTAGGACTTCTGCATCATCATCTGTTGGTGATGGCTTATTTGCATTTATGTAGTCTAATAAATTAAACTCTTGACCATGAATTACATAAGTATATTCTTCAGGATTTTGCAATCCAATTCTTTCAATCACTTCCTTAACTTTACCACTAGACAACTGTCTCCATGAGGTGAAAACTTTAGGGGTTAAGAAAATTCTTCCCTTACAAGCAGCCATGTGATAAATTAAGAACCAAATGTCTCTATATTCATGTTCTAACTGGTTAAAAGCTTTACCCAAGTATTCTTTTGCGCATCTTTTGGCAATGTCGTTATGAGACAGTTTATCGTCAAACATAAATACTTTAGGTCTCTCAACTGCGTTTTGAAAATAACCAAAAGAAATTATATTGTTTCCTGTGTAATGATAAGTTGCTGTACACTCATCTGTATCATCATCATATACACACAACGTATCTGGGTTTCCATCATAATATTCTTTAATCACCTTATTCTCTCCATACAATGTTGCATTTCTTTGAGCTAGTGATTTCCATCCTTCTTTCTCTTTCATACTCTGCCAAGTCTCTTGTGGTTTGTTATAACTTCTAATTATTTCAGCAACCTTTTTATCTATCATAAATGGCTTTTCTTTCTCTGATGCGCCAGTATCTCCATTTCTTCCAAGTGCTATGTATTTAGATACCTTTATATTGGCATGGGCGTTCCCACAAACAATGTAATAATCGTTTTCATTAATTCCCAAACGTTTTATAATGTCAGCAAGCAAATCAGAACTAGGCTCTTCCCAAAATGTGATTATATTATGCATTTCCCAGTACCTACCTAGCCCATATGATTTCTCGTAGCACTTGTTAGTAATCCAACCGTTTAAATACTCATCACTTACGTGGTTTAAAGCCTTTCCTACTATCTTTTTTGCGGCTTTTCTAGCTAAAGCCATATGCGTAAAATTACCAACCAAAAATTCATATCCACCTTCTAGATTGATGGGAAAGAAACCAAAACACTTGGTATCGTCATCATTCCATTCGGCTTCAAAACCATTTTCAGTATCATAGACCGTATCTGGGTCACCAGTAAAATATTCTAGTATTCTACGTTTTTTCATTTAAACACTATTTCTTATAAATATATTGTAAACAACAAAAGGTGTGACATTTCTATCACACCTTTGTTATCTTATTTTTCATCAATGAATTTGCCTAACGCATTTATCATCTTATCGAATTCTTCATTGATAAACAATGATTCGCTATCATATATATCAGCCCTCTGATACTCAGTTTCCTTTGGTTTGCCTTTATGTTCAGTTAGGACATCCATATACTTCTTAAAATAATCCTCAGTTATGAGTGGTTTGTTCCTATTAACAGCTTCCATTGGTGCATTTGCATCAGTTCCCATATCTGCTGTAGGCATTGAACCTTCTTGTCCATTGATGTCTCCAGTATCATCTGCTCCTGGTGCTCCCAATCCATCTATGTCACCGCCCAAGTCTCCTTCACCGCCCATTGGTGGTGGTGCTCCTCCTGGTGCGCCTCCCATTCCACCGTCCATACCTTGCTGACCTCCTTGCTGTTGGTCATCCATGTATTCGGCTCCTGGTTCACCGTACATTCTATCAACTGTATCGAAGATGCCTGTCTTCTTGATAATCTGAGTGGTCTTCTCAAGCTCGGCAGCAATACCCTTCTCAAGACGTATCTCTTCAAGATTTTCCTTGATTTCCTTCTCAGACCATTTCATAATTTGCTTCAATGCACGAGTCTGTGACATAACTGGTAGACCATTACCTGGGTCTGATACAGCGTCTCTAACTGCATCAATCTTCTTCTGCATATTCTCAATCTCAAGCTGCTCTGCTTGTGTTGATGGATTGTTCATTGACAACGTAAAGTTGGTCAACTCATCGTTAAAACCAAGCAAGAACAAATGAATCGATGCAACCTTCGTCAACTCCATCAAGAAAGCTTGCTGTATTCTGTTAACGGTTCTTGTGAAACGAATGTCCATTAGGGCAAGGTTTTTACCTTCACCAGCAGCCTCTTCAAAGTTAAGGAATGATTTAGGTATTCTAAGTGCTGTTAATACCTTATTCTGCACAAACTTGATGTCATCCAATGCTGTCATGTTCTGAGCAGCAGAAAGTGTATCAATAGGTGTAGGTGCGTTTTCATCACGAACAGGTATGAATATATCTTGGTCAACTGATAATATGTTCTTACGAAGGTCAACTTGACCAGTCATAGGGTCGATGATAGGTGTTCTCTTGAATTCATTTGCAATCCTCTCAACGTAAGCACCCACATCAGCGTCATCAATAGCTCCTACGAATATCTTGTAAACACGTCTTTCAATTGAACGCTCAAGACGATATATCAGCATCATATCCTCCATTAATGAAAGCATCCTCCAATGCCTACGTGCTGCGTTAAGATAGCTTACACCATAAGGAAGATAAAGTGAGTTGGTAAGCAAACGGAAGTGAGCAATCTGCCAATCACGGAATGGAATTTGAGACTGATTGTCATCTAACCAAATGAATTGGGTTGACATGTCAGCGTTTTCCCTTGTAATACCATTGACAGCGATTGAAGCACCAGCTCCATAAGGGTTCTGTATGCCGTTTTCAATTCTCTCAACATTAAACACTGGAAGCTGTTTCCATCCCTTAATACCATTTTTATGGTCGATGTCTAAAAGCATGAACTGATTACCATACTTACACATTGCACGGATAATCATCTGACCAGTCAACTGAATATTAAGTCTGTTTACAAATAAGTCTTCCAATATATTCCTAACACGGTCTGACTTTGAATACACGTTAATAACCATACCCTTATCGTTTGTGATTGTACTCTCCTCAGAGACAATATCCAATGCTGCACCAATCTCTGGGAATGCATCCATCAAATCAGCATCACGATACATAAGCTTAACGTTATTCAAGCCAGCATATGCGGTAACAGATAGATTAACGTTTGCCTTAATCCATCTATCCCTCAAATACCTATCTTGTTGAAGCTCTAGCTTTTTCTCAATGTAATCCTCTTTGTCAGTTGTCTTGTAAATAATGCCTTTGTCAGCACTGCTCATGTCGTATGTGTTCACATGAGGAGTCACAACATCTTGAGGATTCCACTTGCCAGTTATGGCTTTATCTAGGGCTTGAAACACTGTTGTTGTCTTTTTAGCCATTATAAATCTTTCTATAAAAAATAATTATTTTTATATAAATATCAAGTCTATCTTATTTAACTCCACCCATTAACCACATATAAGTTCCGTTTGGAACATTATCATACTTATGAAGGTTTTTCCCTGAATAGAAAGGAAGACCAGTTGATGGAGTTATGGCAGAACCATAATTGATTTTAGGCTTGTTTATCCTAATGGCATTTGTCATCATATAAGCATTAAGAATGGACTTATCCTTGTTTACGGTATTCTGTATTCTGTTGACTGTAAACTGCATTACGAACAATCCCATTGCCAATGATGTAAGTGTATCATCGTGAGCACCCTCTTGGTGGTCAATTCTAGCATTCTCACCCTTGAATATCCATGTTTCCAATTCATTGATAACCCTAGCGGAACGAATCTTGAACTCATTGTTACGAACAAGTCCTGCAAAGTTTGCCAATACTGGATAGCGGTTTCCTTGGAAATGGAAACCAGGAAGTTTATCCGTATATCCATCATAGTTCTTGGTTGACCTCTGTACCGTATATGTTTTCTGGTTGGAATCCTCATAGTACAAATTCTTATATCCCATTTGAAGCATTGTCAATATACAAGCGTCACCTTGACCACCAGTACAGTCAACGACAACAAACGCATCATTATATAATGTACCATATTGATAGCACAATGCACCGATGTCATCGCCTAGTTTCTTGCCAACGTATTCAGCTACTTGCTCAATTATCGGTATACCGTTCTCATCCCTACCGTCCATGTCAATCACCTCAATTGCAGTTCTATCGGCTGACACACCTCTAGATGGGTCACAAGCAAGAATGTAGCGATGTCCTTCAATCGGTTTCTTCCAGAACCAAGTCTCTTCAACCAATGGGTCAACAAAATCCTCAAGTGGCTCTCTGTTGTTAAGTTTCTCTTGCATTTCAATGAACTCTGGAGCAACAACGTTGTCAGCAGAACCCATGAATGATACATCTAGCTCTTGGGCTATCTTCATGGAATCGTTATTAAACGATTTGCACATATCTTCATACCAAGGAGCTGTAGGTTTCCAACCTCTATGTTCTAGGTCAGCCCATCTTTCCTCATCGTATCTAACACTGCCCTCATTGTCGATTATTGGGTCTTGGTCATACTCCCATTCACCAGTATCCTCGTTCTTCTTCTTCCACACAAGAAACTTATTGAAACGTGGGTCTTGATACCAACGGAACTGTACAGCCACAAAGTTGTTTTCGCGGCTTAAAGCTTGTCTATAAGTGTTGTAGTACAACTCATCCCTACCGTTAGGCGTTGACACCATAACGGTCTTAGAATTAGGGTTAGAAGCCATTGTAGCGGCAGCAGTAGTGAATACTGCTACACCTTCTTCAATGAACGCAGCCTCATCAAGAATGAGCACAGATACAGCAGAAATACCACGAGCAGCATTTGGACCAGAAGCACGTGCAATAACTCTACAGCCATTGAAAAGCTTTAGCTCACCTTTGGCATCCTTAAGAAAAATTGATTTAATGTTTTTCTCTGAATTTGGGTCAGGAGAGAAATATTCATTTCCCCAAATCCATCTTGGCACTTGTTCAAGAAAATCACGAATCTTAATGATAATCTCTTGAGCTTGTTCAAGTTTGTTTGCTATACACAATACTGTCTCTGGTGCATCCTTAGAAGCAAACGCGCACTGAGCAGTAACCCAAGCACTTGACAACGTTGTAATACCACACTGTCTTGGCTTGATTGCGACAACGTTCCTGTTATCGGCCAATGCCCTTAAGAAAGCCCTTTGTCTTGGGAAACAGTGGAACTGGGTCTTTTTACCCTTGATTGCATTGAATGTAGATAAGTATTTTTCAATGAACGTTATTCTAGATTTATCAGCATAACACATTGCATAGTCTTGCTGAAGTTGTTTGAAATCGTATATCATAGTTGTAACTTTCTAAATTTTAATAAATATAACGTAACTTTCAAAAGTTATTCATTTATAAATATTTAGAAACAAAAAAGAGCAATCTGACGATTGCTCCTATATTTTACATGTAATTTTCCATTTGTGATTTAAGTATCGCATAATAGTCATTGATGGTTTCACCCTCTGCATTCTGGTATGCATCCTCAAACGCATAGATGTCACCAAACCCATTAAGCTTACTGAATATTCCTCTTATACCATCGTCATTGTGACGTGTTGAGAATCTACTGCAAATTGCCCCAAACTCATATACAGCCTTTGCATATATCTTAGTTCCCAATCCATGACCCCTCGCTTGCTCGTCAAGTATAATGTCAATTTGTAGTATTTGCATCTTGCCACTTGGGAATCTCTTATATACTGGTCTGAACGTCAAGTTTACAAGCTCTTTTGGTATCTCAACTCCATCTATAGTGAGAAATACTTCCTCGCCATATTCATTCTCTTCACCTTCAACAAAGTCTATATTGTCAACAGTGGCACTAGCAAGTACCTCAAAAAAGTTATTAGGCTCTCCGTCCTCTTCAAGAACATCACCCTCACCACTCTCAGTATCAACTTCATATCCATTGGTTTCAGCCCCAGTGAAATATGAGTCTCGTATCAATGACTTGTCAACGTTTCTTGCGTTTATTCTATTGGTGAACTCTTGATACCCACTGTTATACTCAGCACTCTTCATCAATTCGCCAACAATCTCTTGTCCTTTCTCAGTTGAAGACAATATTTCCTTTGTGACCATATTGAATTCATCGGTAGGAATCTTTATGAACTCGGTAAACATATATGGAATCATATTGGTGTCTTCTACACCCCCAAAAATCATGTTCCATAGTCCTACACCCAATCTTAAATCCCAAGGCTCTGCAAGAACAAAATCAGCCTTTTTAACAACATATTCAGCCTTTTTCCTACTTTGTGGCAAACCATGAGAAGAGAATAATTCAAACAGTCCTCTAATACCTTCTTGGAACAATAAAGGGAATATAAGACCTTGAGCACTTATAATTGCTTTACCATCCTCACCGCCAAGATGTGTTTCAACATAAGAACCTTGCATTGGTTTCTCATCTGACATTTCATCTTTCTTGATGAAAAGGAGATAGTCATTAATAACTCTTATTTTCCTATACAATCTCAATAACTCAGGATTAATCTTGTCTATTTCATCAATATACAAACCTTCAATTTTAGCGTAGGTATATGAAGCACCTTGAATAAGCGCATCAATAAATCTCCTCTTGGCAACAGCCTTATTTGACAAGTCAATTTCGGCAATATCCTTGAATGTGTATTTTGAGTCGCTGTTAGATTCTGGCTTCATCCTAACTGCATTCTTAAACTTGATTTTATCAACAAGCTTAAACTTGAAATTAATCACCTCCTCTGGAATTGCAAACAACTTGTTTAGGGAATTCTCACATATTTTCTCCAATGAATCCCTAACTGGAGTTTCCAACTCCTTGCACTCTTTAACCAATGAACTAAGTTCCGATATTAAAGAATCCTCATCCAATGAAACAATACCCATATTCTCTATTTCATCACACACTTCATTATACCTTGACTTAAGTAAGGCATAGTCAAATGGATATTCGTCACTAGAAGGAAATGCTTCGTTATCCCCTAGTGACGTATTGTGATTTTTAACCATCTTAAATAGAAACTGCGGAAGCAATCTTCCATTTAAAACGTTAGATATTGAACTCTCATTGATATATACTTTTTTCATTATAACTCTCTCAAAAACTTATTTAACTCTTTCTTTGTGAATGGAATAGAATTGTTCCTCATTTCATCCATAACCTTTCTAGATGCCACAGATGAGTTTACAGTACCCTTAACAATGTTTGTAGCATAGCCGTTTTGGGCATTTTTCTGTATCAAAGTAGCAAGTCTTGGGTCATTTTTTGAAACGTCAACCGCTGGTGCTGATTGTGTACTATTTTGCGTTAAAGAAGTATTTGGAGTCACTCCAGCAACACCAGTTGGAGCTACTTGGAATTGTGTTTTCTTACCTCCAGCGTTCACAATATTCAACTCCTTGTTGGCATCATTAACAAGTTCACTAGCTGGTGCTTTCGCATCAGGGCCTTCTCCGTTGTTTGTTAGAGTGATGGTACTTTCGTCACCATTTGTATCAGCCTCAATCAATCTCAACTGATTCTTAGAATAAATTCTACCTTCACCTAAATTTCTAAGACCTTTATCTGTTTTAACAAATATCTTCATGATTTACAATTTTTATATAAATATCTGTACAATAAAAAAAGGGGTACTTCTCAGTATCCCTTTTGTTTATTTTTAGCTTTTAAAGTTTGGTGATGTCCAAGGCTTTATATTGCGATTGCGATAATCACTTGATAGTTTTTGCTCAGGTCTCTTAGTACCTTCCTTATTGTCAAAAACATCATTGAATACCTCATCTATAATACGCTTCATGTTTCTCTTTGATTCCATTGGCATAGCACCCATGTCATCTTGTGGCATTTCACCACCTTCTGAATCGTTTGCCATACTCTTAGCGTACTTGGTTACTGCTGCCTTATCCTCGATTGAGAGATTGTTTATGATGTCCATAAGCTCGTCATCCTCTCCTCCGTCCATAGGCTCTTCTCCACCCATGTCATCTTGTGGCATATCAGCACCCATGTCACCACCCATATCATCTGGACCTTCACCGCCCATTGGGTCTTCACCAGCCATATCGTCAGCACCCATTGGTGGCATTGGAGCATTATCTAAATCACCCATGCCATCCATATCGCCACCTAGAGGGCTGCTGTTAGGTATTTCAAGTTTCGTTGGCCTTTCTTCAAAAGCCCACTCGTTTAACTTACTTGTTTCTTTTTTTTTTAAGACGGTCAAATGCTTCAGCAATTGCGTTGTCGATTGATTGTGGGTCTATTTCGAATGGAGCACCATCACCAATCTTCTCACCATAAGGAGCATCATTCTTAACAGAATCATCATTCATGTCATAATACTCTGGGAACTCTTGCAAATCCTTTGGAGGTAATGTCATAACAACCTTCTGATATGCTGGGTGCTTACCAAAGTCATCCAACTTGTTCATGTTGCCTTGAGGAACACGGCCTGCATCCTTGAATGGGGTCATACCCTCTTCATTCATTCTCTGCTTACGCATTGCTCTCTTGTATGCTGCGGTTTCAAAAATCTGAACGCCATTTCTACGTCTGCTTTCCATTGTAGGCATTTCAAAATTCTCTTCATCCTCAATCTCTTCCTCTGCACCGAAATCATCATCTGCGCCAAAGTCATCTTCACCACCGAATTCATCACCCTCTTCGTCACCGAAAAGTTCATCGTCACCATACTCAGCATCATCAACTGGACCAGCACCAACGCCAAGCTTATCAGCAATCTGGTTCAAAAGGTCTTCCATAGCGGAAACACGAGACTCAAGGTCATCCTCGTAAATCTCATCATCTTCTACTTCCTCATCACCAAATTCATCATCACCAAGTTCGTCACCCATTGGCTCTTCATCACCAAGTTCGTCACCCATTGGTTCTTCACCGCCCATATCGTCATCCATAGCAGCATCATCACCCATTGGCTCTTCACCGAAATCTTCGATAGCTTCGTCAATTTGCTTACCCTTCTCAGCATCAAATGGCTTGTTGTTGTCATCAGATGGGCCTTCACCTACACCTACTGCTGGCTTGTTCTGGTCATCAGTGTCATGCATTGAAGTTCCGTGATTCTCAACCACACCATTCTTCATTTCACCAGTCTTGGTAACTTTCTTGTCACCATCATCAATATTTCTAGCTTCTGCATCATCAAAAGGTGCGCTGTCACCAATCTCAGTTCCATGAGATTTATCCATGTAGTCCTTATCATTACGATTCCAACCAAGAACTTTCTCACTTGTTTCCTTAACAACTGACTCAGCCATACCTGAACCCTTTGGAAGAGTTGCGTTGGTATAACCAGCATTAGCTGTCTCTGGATTTCCACACTCATCTACCTCGCTAGAGATATTATCTTTTTGTGTGTCCTTAAATTCCTTTGCAACATCGCAGCAAACACCATTTGCGCAGTCTTTGCCTTTCTTCTCAGAAATCATCGTTGCATTTTTCATAATCTGACGCTCACGAAGAATTTCCTTCCTCATCTTGTCAGTTGCTTCAACAACAACATTCTCCTTCTTGTCCAAATCCCAAGAACTGATGTTGAAATCAGCCTTGTTAGCAGCTTCCTTCAAAGACATCATCTTAAGGTCGAACTGCTTCTGTGCGAGTGCAAAATTAGAATATTCGTTGTCTTTTCTATTCCTGAATCCTCCAATATAGTTGAAGTCTTCTTTAACAAGGTTTTGTTTGTTAGGAGCAGACTTGATGTAGTATTTAGCACCCTCGCGGATAATTGCGTATACCTTTCCATCAGCAGCAAGCTTCTGGTTCTCTACAGAACTGTAAGGAGCTTTCTTACTCTCAGTCTGAAGACCATAACCCATCAAAGCCTTCATTCTAGCTAACTGCTCATTTGTATTCGTTTTGTTATTCATAATTAATATATTAATTTTTCAAACTTATTTTTAATATAAATATTTCGTATTCATGAAAAATACTTATTAGTTCTCTTCAAATATAGAATTATAGTTTTCTTTTGTAACAGTTACAAATTTTGCATTATTAACTGCATTTGTTAAAGAAGATGGTGCATTATCCAAAAAATATGCATTTATATTTTTGGTTGTATACGTGCATGGCTTGAACTTATATCTCCTTAAAAGCATTAGCACTTGCGAATCACTAGTTACATTTATTTCGCTAGTTAATAACATAGAAAATGCAAACTTAACCCATATATCTGGGTATTTAGTGAACCATATGATTGGTCTTTCTTTGTAATTGGTCATACAAATTACATACTCATCTTTATCAAAATATGATGAAGCAGCGAGTGCTGCAACTTGTTCAGCATCCATAACATTTTTAATTTGTATTTCACCACCACTCTTCTCACTAATCATTTCTGCTGCTCTTAAAAAATCTTCGCCATGTCCGTCATTTTCTCTGTCAGCAATTCTAAGGCTTCCGTCTTCGTTGAAATGGTTGTAATAATGACACATTTCATGTATTATCGTGTTTTCTAACTGTTTTATTGGGGCTTTATATTTTGAATTAATAGTTATCGTTGGCTTCAAAAGACGGTATATATTTTCTTTATTATCAAGTTTAAAATACTCACCGTTCTTACAATACATAAAACTATCTCCAAGATTCATAAACCCTTGTCTATTCATAAACCTAAATGTTCCACCAAGAACATATCCTGCTTTTTCACCCAATGGCTTTACACTTATAGAACATTTTGGTAAAAAATTATCAAAATATTTAGCATTAAACTCATTATATTTTTGTTTAACCCAAGCAACAGTCGGTTCTATCACACCACTATCTTCTTCAGTAAGCAATCTAAATATAGATTCCCTTATTATCCTTGTAATTTTATCGTCTATCATATTAACTTAATTAATAGGTATTAATGTCATCATATGTTCCTGCCATATTGTCTCTACCTCTAGTGTCGAAATTAACTTGCTTGATGTTAGGGGTAAACTTATCCATTGCCCTAATATAAAGTACACTCTTCGGCTTCATTTCAACTGAATCCCACTGCACACATATACAATAGTTATATCCAATCAAATTTGATAGCCATTTATCAAAATAAACCTTGTAGAGCTTGCCGTTTTCCCTAGACTGCATAAGTTGTCCACAGTTGCTAACAAAGTCCTTCAGAGCCTTTTTTTCGGCATCCCAACGCTTCTGATAAGGATTATGCTCACTATTACCATCACCTACCCATTCTTCCTTCAACAGCATTATTGCGTTTTTGTGACTTTCAATGGATTCGTTAGTATTAAAGTAATTTTTAATGTTTTTAAGAATCAATTCTGCTGAGAATGTTTTCCTATCAAAACAAAAATTTTTCTTTAACTCGCCATTATAAGTAATATCTACATATACGTCACCGTTACAAGTTGCAAGATATTTAAACAAGGTTCTTTCTTGGTTTTCATTAGGATATTTGGTTAATTCAACATACACATAGTTGGAATAGAAGCCACCTATAATTCTTATAAATCCCTTTTCAAGCAAATCTTCCATTCTCAAACCAATATCTCTAACAGAAGCATGACAATGTAATTTCACAAGTTTACCATTAGTACATATATATTCACTGTTTCTATCCATTTTCTTAATAAACTGGTCTGTAGAAAGTCTATTCAAATCATCATACAATCTGTCATCAGCTTCATACCTGTCAATTATATCTTTACAGTAATCATAGTTCTCAATATTATCTGCCGAATATATATTTTGTTTAGCCCAATAGTATTCCTCATCAGTAGGTTTCTCACTAACACTTTCATTTATTGAGTTTGACTTGTCATACACAACGTTTGAAAGTTTCCAAAGACGGTCAAGGTAACCAGTTCTACGAAGTATCTTATATACAATATTTCCGCTTCCACTTTCACCGTGTTCATCAAGGCTACTCTTGCGCATTTCCTTTACCTTTTTCCAAAGATAATCAGCATCATCACCAATCTCTCTAACCTCATAGTCATCGTCAGTAGATGCAAGTGCATCATACATATTGTCAATGATTGTCATAATTTCAGCAGCCTTGTCCTTAATTGAAAACTTATTAAGCCCAATTGACTTTATTTCATCTGGATTTGGTTTCCTTATCCAATCATTCTCCTCTAAGTCATATATACCATTAGAATGTGGCATTTCATCTAAGTTCTGGACATATAACTCCACTTGATGACCGAATATCCTCAAATTCTCATGCTCGTTGTTCCATTCGTTTTTCTTGGCATCAAGATAGTCACGGACAAACTCTGTCTTCTCATCAATTTCATCAAAATCTACAATAAGATGCAAATCAATATCAGAGAAACTAGACCAATTGAAATTACAAATTGAACCAGTTAATATAATTCCTCTAGGCTCTACCCATGTGAGATTAACAAACTTCCAAAAGTCATCTGCAATGTCTAGGAGTTTTAACCTGATTCTAGAATTAAGAACACCATTCTCCCATATACTTGGAACTAGTTCATCCCTTTTCTTGAAGGAAGACAAGTCGATGTCAGAGCTGTTCACCTCTATATCATAATTTTCATTTACTACATTGTTGATTTTGTCCAAATTCAATAGTTTTGGCTTACAATTGTAATCCATTTTCATCCACTTATAAAAATCATAAGCAGTTTGCCTTTTTTGAAAATAACGTGGGTATGTTGACAAATTATTAAGGTCAAAAACAACCCAATTTGAAAACTTATCAGGTTTCTTTTTCATGAGGAATTCAATAAACCCTTCAGGAAAATTTAACATAGACTCGTTTACATGACAAACATTACCACCTACTGGTGGGTTATTACCCTCATCACCGATTTCATATTCGTCAACCTCTGGCGCAGCTTCGTTAACAGCATGGCAAGAATCTGCATGACAAACAGAATCTCCATTTGCCATGCTTTCCTTTATCGTTAAGAGTTTATCACAATCAATATAAAGTTTCTTGCCCATTAAAACATTACGTTATAACATTATGAATTGCAGCATCCACACTTACCAAATCTAAGGTCAGTATAGTTTGCGCCATTCTCACCAACAAACTGGCCAACCTCTAAATACTTGTTAGCCTCCTCAGTTGGAAGCGCATCATCGTGAGCAATGTAGCCAAGGTCATTTGAAGCAAATGTCTTCATGCCATTATCGCTATATCCATCCTTGTCCAAAGCTTTGTTATATGCGTCTACGTCTGTATAAAGCAACTGGTTATCCATATCGTAACCATAACCTTCATACATGTAATCTAATGTATTAGTCACCATAATTTAAATATTTTATAAAGTTATTTCTCTATAAATATTATTCAATAAAAAAAGGTGCTATCCAAATAGCACCTTATTTATCAAATACAGCAAAAAATCCATTCGAGTTACCTTCCTCGTCCTTTTCACTTGCTAATGCAATGATGTCAGACATCGGAACTTTCATAGTGAGGTCATTGTGACCCCAATAGCTCCTAGTATATGGAATGAAAAACTCCTTTGGCCTATACGTAACTGGCTTTTTATCTCCTAGCTTCTCTTCGGCATACTTTCTAAGAACGTCTCTCTTGATGTAGACAATCTGAGTGAATGTCTTAAAGGCAAGATACTCTTCCTTGCCGTAAAGCCATCCAGGAAGGCCAGGATTGTTCCTAAATTCAAGCCATTGGAAAGTATCGTCATATTGACCCTCATCGTTCTTACGAATACCCTTAACGTCCATTCCAATACGTCCTTTCTTTGGAGAATCCCACCAGAAATCAACATGCATGGTTTTGTCTTCCCACTCAGTAGATTTCTCTACCTCACCTCCGAAGGTGTCCTTGGTAATTTGCATTACCTCATACTCAACCTTTCCATACAATTTTCTGTATTCCTCTTGTCTTTGTTTAATGTATCTAGATACAGCCATTAATCATCCAACGTTTAACGGATACTTAATCGGTGGGTCTGGTTCATAGTCTGTAACCTCAAAGTCCTCAAACTTAAAATCTTCTATTCTATCCACCTTTCGGTTTATTTTCAGTTGTGGCAAGATATTAGAGCCATTTCTTTCCAATTGTTCGTTTACTCCTTCCATTTGATTAAGATAAATGTGACAATCGCCCAATGAACCAATCAACTCATCTGGAACCATATCTACCAAATGCGCAATCATATATGTCAATAAGGCATATGACGCAATGTTAAATGGAATACCACAAGGACAATCGCAGCTTCTCTGAGTCCACATACAGCTTAAACCATACTTAGGAACACCGCTTTCGTCCAATCTTTTCATCGTTTCTTCTTTATCTTTACGTAACCAAGGATTTATTGCCTTTTCATATTCTTCAATGCAATCACCATTTCCGTTGCACCTTTTCCTAAACTCCTCTAACCTTTCATAGATAGTTAGTTCCCTAGTATAGAATTGGAACATCACATGACAAGGTGGCAACGCCATATCCTCAACTTTGTCAGGATTATAAGCAATACATACCATTCTCCTATCGTTTGGATTTGTCCTTAAGGTCTCAATTATGTTTGCAATCTGGTCTACGTGTTCAAATCCACTGAAACACCTCCATTGTTTTCCGTAGATTGGACCTAAATCACCAAATCTGTATCTTGACATAAAAGAACCCCATATCTCTACCTTCTGCAAGGTAAGGTCTAAGAACTCTTCCTTGGTGATGTTTTGAAGCCAGTCAGCATCGTTTATCCTAACGTCATTTTCAATCCAATACTCAAAGTCAGCCTTATTCAGTTTTGACTTTTCATCATCATTTACACAAACCATATATTGTTTTGGCTTGAACTCCTTTGCAATGGTTTTCTTGAACCAGCGGTAGGCATCATCATCCCAGATATGAACACCATTTCTGACAAGATATTCAATGTTCATACTGCCATGAGAATTTTGTGGTCTCTGCAAGAACCACAACAATTCATGTATAATGCCCTTGGTAAACACCTTCTTGGTTGTTAATAATGGGAAACCTTCTTTGAGGTTAAATCTGATTTGTCGGCCAAATACAGACTTGACACGCCCAGCTCTAGTATCTTTTTCTACCCCACTGTTAACAATATTTCTCAATAAGTTGAGATATGTTAAATCATATTTATTCATTATCGGCTGCTTTAGCGTTGTTATTTTTAATGCTGTCAATGTATTGCATGATGACAGGAGCATTTCCAATAAATTCTCCTTGATTTGTCAACTTATGTTTGTAACAATTCTCATGTTCATCAAAGTCAATTTCTTCAACCCATTTCTCAAAATTCTTGTCAAAATCCCTTATTTCAGTAGGCTTTGTCCTCTTCCTAACTTGGTTTTCGATGAATTCGCCTCGTCTTTCCTTTGATGGATAGAAAACATCGTAGTCTATACCCCTTTCATTGAAAGCTTCCCTAACAGCCTTGGATGAATCTATAAACACAATGTCGTTTTCCTCTACAACACCCATTACCTTGTTAACATATCCTTCAAGAAGGTCAGCACCAGATTTGCCATCTTCATCCACAACTGGAATCTCAGCAACGGCATCGAATATTTTTACTTTATCTCCATGAGTGTTTTTGATGAACTCTCTTCCACATCCCTTAAAACTACTAACAATTATTCCCATACGTTGTAATCAAAATCTTTAGTTACTTCGGATTGTTGCTCCTTATTTTCCATGCCAAGCCTTTCTCTAAGCCTGTTTAATTTTCTGTCCTTTTCAATTTCATAATCCTCAAAACTCATCATAGTGGCAAGCTGTTCAACCATGATTGAAACATCTGCAAGCTCTGTCATAACGTCTTGATGATTCATTCTACCTCTCCTAAAACGAGCCACTGCCGTAAGCAGTTCTCCACATTCCTCATAAAGCATGTTTATTTGGGCATCTTCACCCCATTTGCTAATTGCTTCCTTGTACGTTTCAATTCTCTTCTCTTTTTCCATTAGAACGGTGCTTCTTCTGTGTTTGAGGTATATTCCTCATTATTTTCATCTACAAACTTATCACCCTCAGTATAAATTTCCTTTCCAGTTGCAACTAGTGCAGCACAGATAGTATTAAAGGCATCCTTTGTAAGTTTTACTTTCTTGTCAACTATAACCGTATCCTTATTGTCCTTCATTGTGAATGTCTCACCATCGTAATATATGAATATTCCCCCTTCCATTCTGAATGTAAGTTCTCCATCGAGAGTGGCAAGGTCAGCATTTTCAAGCTTCTCGTATTCATATCCCTTTGGTTTGATAAATTCATTCAACGCCTTTCCTTGTGATGCAGCGTCACGGAATAATAGATACTGGTTTACCTCAACTCCCTTATACTCATACTGAGTGGCATTGTTAAATACAATCCTTAAGGTTTTTAAGGCGTTGTCATTGTCAATACATTCGCTATACTTGATGTTAGATGACTGATACCAAGTCCTATCTACATCGTTACCATCTTTGTTTTTGGTATACAAGTTAAAAATTTTACTCATAACTTTATCATTTTTTACCTCGTGAGTTCATATTCTAATATTTCGTCATAATTTATATTTTTTTTATTTATTTTTTCTGTATAATCACAAAAACCATATGTTTCAACTAACCAATTAATATCTTCTTTTGTTAATTTAAACCATTCACCTCTATACCTTTTATCATCAAAAATATTATGTAATTCAGTTTCTAGTTTAGACATTGATTCCGTTTTTACTGTTTTAAACAATGATATTGTTGGAGAATCATGTAGTAATGTTTTTTCTCTTTGAGTTGGATTTTTTCCTTTACCTATCTTATAAAACATTGGATATAATTCATCTTTCATTATGTAACAATATCCAGCATCATTTTTTATTTTTTTAATGTCTTCTAAAAGTATTTTGTCTTCAATATTATCAAAAGAATCATTTTTTATAGAAACATTGAATTCTTTTATTTTTACTTCTTTTATTTCTTTTTTTATTCTAATATTCAAACTTTTACATAATTCATTTATATTAGCAAAATTAAAAAATTTTTGTAATGCCATAAAACCAAGGTAACAATCTTCACAAGAAGAAACAAATTTTAAAGCAAACGTTTTTCTAAAAGATAAAGTTGAAAAATTGTCAATTTCAATACCATATCTTATTTTTATATCTTTTAATAAACGGTTAAACCATTGTATACTAATTACTGTCTTTTTTTGACTTAAGAAACAATGCTCATTAGGATTTTTTATTTTTAACTTTCTATAGCACATTCTGACAAACTTGTTGAATTCATCTGCAACAATTATTTTTACGCCATTTCTCTCTATTTCGCTTATTGTTAATAAATAATTCCACCTAAAATCTCTTATTTCTTTTGGTTTTAACCCTAAATTAACCATTGTTGCCAAAAACAAACTCAAAATAATTTCGCCATCATCATATAATTTTCCAATAATATCTAAAGCATAATCCCACTCAATTGAATCGGCTGTTGTTTTTGAACCTTTTTTACTCATATTCTTCTCTGTTTATAGATTTTACAACTGGAAATCTAAGTAATCCGTCAATTGTGATGCCAAAATAGCATACAGTTGCCTTTTTACCTATGTAATTTTCCTTATTTTCCAAAATTTCCTTGCATTTATCGTCTGGAAATGCTAATGTTGCATTGCAAATGTTACCATTCCTTAATTTAATTGTAACACTCTCAGCAATTGTCTGGTTTTTTCCTATATTTACATCAATTATCGGAAACTCCTCGTCAACAAACTCCTTATATTTTAAAAGGTTGTTACTCCTTTTATGCTCATATGGGTCATCAGTCCTAATGATTGCGCCCTCATATCCGTCTGAAACGAATTTCCTAAAGTATGCATCAGTTTCATCACTACTCTCTATTTTAAATGTAGGAACTATTACCACATTTTCAAGATTTGATAGGAATTGATTTATGATTGTATTTCTATCTGTAAACGGCATATTCGGATTGTCATCAACCCAGAGGTCATACACATAGTATTTTACAGTGGATTCTATTTCTTCCCTATCTTTGTCGTTTATTTTCTGCTTCTTTACAAGAGATACAATTTTATTGAAATTGTCATGCAACTCATGGTTATACAATTCCCCATCCAAGTGTATCAATGGATGAGCATTGAAAAACTCCTTCAATTCCTCCTCAATATGCTTCGTTGAACTGAAAGGTTTATTTCTGCGACTGATTGATTGTATCTCACCATTCTTTAATGACATATTACACCTGATTCCATCTAGCTTTGGTTGTATATATTTCATATTTGGCATATATACCTTATTATATATTTTAGCTAGCATAGGTGGCTGAAACTCTATGTTGTTCACAGCTTCTATGTCAGTTACAAAATTCTCCATAGACTGTTTCTTACGCCAGATGGCTGTCGCTTCCATCACAGCTTGTTCCTCATCAGATGTCTCGTTTGAACGTCCTTTGTTCTTTCCTACGCAATACGTCTTTTCAGACTGTTGTATTACACCGTTTATCTTTCCAAACTCAGACCAATAACAGTTTCCTTCGGCAAAAATTGTCCATTTATTGATGGTTTGGTTCGCTGTTAGTTTATATAACGTTGGTAGTTTCATATTTACTTTTTGGCAAAGATATATAAAAAAATGTTAAAAACAAAATTTATTCACAATAAAATGTTGATTTTTGCCTGAGAATGATTATTGTTTAAATGTAATAATTGAAAAATTTATGGGCAAATTAAAAGAAAATGATTACACACTAGAGTTTAACGAAGTCATGGAATATATGTCTTCGACACTCTTAAATGAGTTTCCAACAGACGTATTGTCTCTGGAATACCTCATCTTAGCTATTTTGGACAATAGAAACTGTCACGCGAACATGATTCTTGACAATTGTTTAATGTCCAATAACATAGAAGAATTAAGAAAAATATACGTTTCAGTATTGGATAAACATACCAAGCCACAACTAAAAGGTGACAATATCGTATTCAACGATGATTTGGTGAAAATGATGGATTGCTGTAAGGCTGAAGCCGACAATCTTAACACTAGACCTATTGGTACTGAGCACATACTGTTGGCCATATTGAATAAAAATAACAACTTTAGGGAGGCAGAGGTGTTTAACAAATTCCGTCTTGAATATGAATTCATACTAAACAAGTGCGCAATAACAAAATCTGAGACAGACAATGCACCGAAAAATAAAAGCGACAAATTGAGGACAAGAAAAATCAACAAGTCAAAAGAAACAAATGAAATACCATTGAAGAGTCAAATTAATACCAAGACAATATCAACCAAAGATAGCAATAATTTTGTCAACGAATACACAACAAGCCTTAACAAGCTTGCAAAGGAAGGAAAGATTGACGAAATTGTAGGAAGACAGCAAGAAATTGAGGAAATTATCAAGGTGCTATCTAGGAGAAAAAAGAACAATGCTGTACTAGTAGGAGAAGGAGGCTGTGGCAAGACAGCGATTATCTATGGAATAGCAAACATGATTGAAAACGGAAACGTGCCAGAAGTGCTAGTTGATAAGGAAATCATCATGCTTAATCCTATGGCACTTGTCAGTGGAACACACTTCAGGGGAATGTTCGAGGAGAGAATCAATGGATTATTCAATGAGATTAAGAAAAGCAATAAATACATTCTATTCATCGATGACATTCATACAGTGTTGAAGAGCGGTAGCAAGGAGAAGGACGCTGATATTAGCGGCATGATTGGAGAGGCACTTTCTGAGGGCAGTATCAAGATTATAGGCACAACTACCTTCAAGGAGTATAGAAACTCAATTGAAAGCAATTCTTCACTCTCTAGAAAGCTACAGAAAATCATCATAGAACCTACATCAATTGATGAAACCATCAGAATCTTAGAAACCAATAAGAGATATTATGAAGATTATCATAACGTAATTTATTCAAAAAAATCTATTGAGAAAGCAGTATATTTGGCTGATAGATATATTACAGATAGAACGCTTCCAGATTCAGCATTTGACATCATAGACCTAGCTGGTGCCAACACCTCTCTCATTGATAGAGAACCTATTGAAATTCAAAATATCAAGAAGAGAATTAGAGAGATTGAAGAGGAAAAAAATACAGCATTAAACAGTGGAGATTTTGAGAAAATTGATTCTCTTAATGCTGAAAACAATGTATTATCAGCAGACCTAGCAGATTATAGAAGAAGCAGTGGTAAAGACAATATCAAAGCCATTACAATTAATGAAAACGATGTATCAAACGTGGTTTCTGAAATTACAAAGATTCCAGTAAACAAGCTTTCTTCTAGCGAGAAGAGTAAAATCGCCCATATTGACGATATTCTAAAACAAAGCATTGTAGGACAAGACGAGGCCATTGACAGCGTTTGTAGGGTTATTAAACGCAACAAGGTAGGACTAGGTGACAAGACTAAGACAATGGCAAACATCCTAATGGTAGGCCCAACTGGTAGTGGTAAAACCCTCATAGCTAAGAAACTTGCAGAGGAAATTTTCGGTGATGAAAGAGCACTCATCAGAATTGATATGTCTGAATACTCTGAAAAGAACTCTGTGTCAAAATTGACTGGTGCAGCACCAGGCTACGTAGGTTATGAAAATGGTGGACAACTTACAGAGGCAATCAAGCACAAGCAACATTGTGTTCTTCTACTTGATGAGATAGAAAAGGCAGACCAAGAGGTGTACAACGTATTCCTACAGTTGTTTGACGAGGGAAGACTTACCGATAGCGCAGGACAGATTGTAAACTTCAAGAATGTAATCGTCCTTATGACATCAAATATCGGAGCTAGAAAGGCAGCAGAACTTGGAAATGGAGTAGGATTCGTAAGCAATGAGGAAAATAATAAAAAATCCATCATTGACAAGGAATTGAAGAAAAAATTCACACCTGAATTTATTAATAGAATAGACCAAATAGTATATTTTAATAGTTTAACTGATGATAATTTAAAAAATATAGTTAAATTAGAAATTAATAAGTTTAATAATAGACTTAATAATATAGAATATAATATAGAATATACTGATGATGTAGTAGAATATATACACGCGGAAGCGGTTAAGAAGAAGGAACTTGGAGCAAGACCAATTATTAGACTTATCCAGACGAACATTGAGGATAAGATTACAGAACTCATGCTTGAGAATGATTATAAACCGCACTACGTATTCCACGCATCATGTGAAGGTGATGAAATTGTAATTCAATAATTCTCATAATTTTTCAAAATTTTGTTAACTTTTCCTTTTCATAGCAATATTTATAAAAAACGATATTGCTATGAAAGAAAAAGTAGATAACATTTACATTTATTTGTGGGAAAATCTTAATACCATATACATTGGTAGGACTAAAAATTTAAAAATTAGAAACTCGCAGCATAAACACAGAAAAACTGAAAAAACATATAAATTCAGTCACGAAAACGGTTCAGAGCATCCAGATATGATTGTTCTTGAAACTAACTTAACGTTAGAAGAAGGTGTTGAACGCGAAAAATACTGGATAAATCACTATCGTAATAAAACTGATTATAACGTTCTTAATATCAGAGTTGGAGGACAGATTGGTAATCAACGCCACATCTACTCAGATGAGGAAATGAAAGAACATAAAAAGAAATACTACCAAGAAAATAAAGAGCAAAAAAAAGAGTATCAGAAAAAATATTATTCTAAAAACAGAGAAAAAATAAAAAAATATTTTGACGAACATAAAGAATCAAAAAAAGAATATGATAAAGCATATCAAAAAAAATGGTATGAGGCTAACAAAGAAAAGAAAAAACAATATAACAGAACCCATAGGAAAATAAAAAATATTGGGACCTCATAATTTTTCAAATATTTTATAGTTAAACTGAGGGGGAAGCGATTTATCAAAAAGCCACTTCCCCTAAATTTTTTTAAGAAAATAAGCAAAAATATGTTAAAATATTTGGTCATTTCAATTTTTTTTCATATATTTGCAATCGTAAGTCGAAATCAGAATATGATGATAGATTTATGCAACAAGCTCGTTGACAATGATTTAACTCGTGAAGAGCTGTTGGAGCGTGTGGAAATACGCAGGACATCCGATGATGACCTTATGGAGATATGTAATACTCTAGCAAAAGCGTTTGGCCTAGAATCATATCTTGAAGCTTTATGGCAGTTGGAAAATTCCAAAGTCCAGTTGGAGGAATCCGTTAAACTAGTTGATAAGGAGACTGGTGAAATCTACGGACTGCTAATGTTTTGTGAGTACCCTATTCAAATTGGTTCTCCAATACAGATGGTAGAAAGTGGTTTATCAGAATATTTTGCCGACTTCAAGCAAGTGAACGGACATTCGTTTATAATAGACGAAAGACTTAGAAACAGTGGCTTGGATAAGAAAATGCTGTACTTCAACGCTGATTTCTTGAAGGAGAACTACGACTTCATTTGGATTGGTGTTGAAATAGATTTAAGGAGTCACAAATACTGGGAACGCCTAGGATTCATAGAGGTATTTAGAATACTAGAGGCAGTATTTTATCTCATTCCGTTGAGCAAAAAGATGATAAGTGAATATTTATAATAAATGTACATTTTTTATGAAAACATTCATTTTATCAGAAAACGGTTTAAACAAGATAAATAAAAAGATTATAGAAGAATCCTATAGTGACAAGGTTGAACTTGTGAAAAAATACCTAGACGGTAAGTTTATGAGGGCTACCTTTGAGAAAGATGGTGAAAACGTAGGAATCTTTATAAAGCTTAGTAACGGCCTTCCAACTGAGAAATCATATTGGAAGCAAGATGTTTTGGACATATTAGATAGAGACTTTAATGATTTAATAACAGATAAAAAAGAAAGAGACGGATTTCTAAACCAAGTATTAGATGACTGGTACAACAACAAAATTAGCAAATACGGAAGTCTGTCAAACTACAGTTGGTAATAATAATAAGAGGAAAGTGTGACGTAACTCACTCTCACATATCGTCACCAGTCGGATTCATAGCATACTATGGTCTGAGCCTCACGTAAAATTTAAAATGATGAGAAAAAAGCAACAATTAATTCTAATGTACATATGCGTATGTACGTGGTTAAGCACTCTTCTTGCTTTGTCAATGCCTAGGATAATGCCTCCTACATATGACTTAAATGAAGAACCAACCGTCCTTATAGACTCAATTGCAACGACCCCATCGGTCAATCCAAAGGATAGCATTAAGGACAAACTGATTGAAGAAGTGGAAAATTATGCTTATAGCATGTTTCCAAAAACACACAAGACAATTCCGACATCTATTGTCGAAAACGCTCTAGAGCATGAGATTGACATCATGTTTATGATGGCTCAAACTCAGATAGAAACAAGCTTCGGTACTGCTGGTGCAGGACGTGAGACCTCTAGACGTTCATTATTCGGAGTGGCAACCAAAAGATACGAATCTTATGAAAAAGCCATTGAGGACTATATAGCCATTCTGAAAAAATACTATCTGACAAGAGGAAGAACTGAACAGAACCTTATGCGGAAGTACACTACTAGCAGTGGAGCAAGGTACGCAGGAAATCCTAACTATGAAGTTGAGCTGAGAGGCGCATATGCCGACATCAAGAGAAAGACAAACATCAGCAAGCTTCAAAACGAGTACAGAGAGTTATCTAAAGAGAGTGAAAGTTAAAAAAAGTTATGAAATATTAAAAATGGGGGTTAATAGCCTCCATTTTTTGTTTTTTACATACATTATTTATATATTTGCGCATATGAAACAGCTAAAGATACCATTCGAGTTTATAGATGATTTCAAAAAAATCAGACTATATAGGGCAGAAGATTGGGTTTTAATAGACAGTAAAAAAAACGACCCAATAGAATTACGAAATACTAAAGCTAAACATATATTTGTTGTTAAACTTACTGATGGAATGATTTGTGATAGCTCAAGAGTTGAAGCTAAAGTCTTGGACTCGGATATTACAAAAGCAAAGAAAATGACGATGAAAGATTACATTGAATTAGGTAATGTGTTAAGATTCAAGAGGTTAGTCCTAAATAAGAAAAAAATAGAAATATGCGCATTTCCCTAAATCTTAGGGGAAAATCCCTATTTCAACGGTTTTGGGTTGTATTTTACAAAAAAAACCAATATCTTTGCAATAGTTATTTAAAAACACAAATGCGTATGAAAAAGATTATTGGAATTTTGGTGTCATTGATGCTATGTTTCACATTGACATCTTGTGTAACAACTGCCACAGCGCAAGTTGATGATATGTATGATGACGTTGACATCAGCGTTGTTGTAACATATGGAACTCCTTTCTACAACACTGAGGGCTTGATTATCTATTATCTGTATCGTGATATGTTTTATTATCCTTATTTCTATCATAACAGATACTATTTGCACAGATACCATAGACCATTGCCTCCAGAGAGGTTGAGAATGTATAGGCCAGTGCCTAGAGACTTTTACAGACCTAATCCTCCTAGAGGGCACAGACCTGACGTAAGGCCAAACAACCCTCCACATAGAGGAGATATGAGGCCAAATAACCCACCTAGAAGGAATGGTGATGTTAGACCTTCACAACCAAATACAAGACCTAATATTAATAGAGGTATAGGCTCAAGACCAACAACGCCTAATATTAATAGAGGTGGAGGAAATGTAAGACCTACATCACCTACTAGAAGTGGTGGTGCTCCAACTAGGAGTGGTGGTACTTTCGGAGGCAGCAGAAGAAGATAAATGTATAACTTAATAAATAAATGTTATGAGAAAGATTATTTTAACTACGTTGTTTGCAATTTTTGCAATGACCTCTATGGCGCAGCCAAGAATGGCACGTCCGATGCACTTTAACAAAGTCTATACGATTATAGACTCCCTCGTACTTGAGAAGATACCTACTCCTTTCCCAACTGAGGATGATGATTACCTCATGGAGCTTCCTCGCAATGGAAAGATGGTAATAGCCTATAATGAAGATAAGACCAAGGCAATTGTCTTGCGCAATGGTTACACACACGGAAGACACATGCAGTTCGATGTTGAAGACAACAAGGCTAGATTGGTTCTATACTACATGGATAAGGCCATCTTCTGTGGGTATATCTACGACAAGGCTTCAAAAGCATGTAAGTATTTTGAGGCGATAAATGAGGAAGAAAAAGATAAATTGGTGGAGAAACTACCGTTTATAAGGTTCATGCCAACGTTTTATCACGAGGAATCTCAAAATAATTAACAAAAAATTTGGGATTTAACAAAAAAAAATATATCTTTGCATTGTTAAACTAAAAGAGAAACATTAAGTAGTTACAAATTAATTCAATTATGGAAGCAAAAATTTTTGTTATCGCATTCCCAACAATGGAAACTGTTGCGGAAAAAATCAGTTCTCTTCTAGACGAGGCTTTCTGTTCAAAGCCAAAGGCTAAGAAATGTGAACCAAAGAAAGAGGCTTGCAAGCCTAAGTGTTGTGAGCGTGATTTCACGCCTCCAAGGTTTAAGAACCACAGCTTCATGCCACCAGCACCAATCCCACAGTGGGGTGTATGTGGTGAGCCAGCTAATGACAACCTTCGTTTCGGTGCTGCATTCGAGATTGACGAACCTCGTTGCGAGGACTACGACAAGCGTTGGCAGTTTGAAAGCGACCACGCAGCATTTGACCGCTTCGTAGAAGCTGGTGAGGACTGCGTAGCTCGTGGACTTGATAAGAAGTCAAACGCACCTATTACTAAGTGCCAAGCTGTCCGCAAGAGACTCGGTGAAGCTCCTCCAATGAACAAGGAACTTATCGGTGAGACTCATTGGTGGGAAACCTTTGAAGACTTTGATTTTTAATCATTTTTAACCTAATTTAACGTGGAGGATTTTGAATTCTCCACGTTTTATTATATATTTGCAATATGAGTAAGATAATAGGTAAATATGAGTTCGAGGACGTGACGAAAGAATTTGATGCGCCACATAACTACGGATGGCTATACCTCATACCAAACATAGAGTTCAGACACAAGTATTGGTACATGTGGGAATTTGAGTTCTATTTTTGGAAATGGAATAAGAGATTACAAATCACGAGAACAGATTGGGATAAACATCCAGAAAGGGATGAAAAACTGTTTTGGAAAAAATTAAAAAAAGCATTTAAAAATGGGAAAGCAAAAACTTAAAGATAGCTTGGGTAATCGTATGAAAGAAAACTACGAGAACAGAGCTAAGACCAAACTATTGAGGAGAATGCCAGTCATCATCAGATTGGACGGTAAGGCATTCCACACCTTCACAAAGGGCTTTGCAAAGCCTTTTGATGCTAGACTCATGGAAACTATGCAAGAGACCACACTAGAGCTTTGTAAGTCAATTCAAGGTTGTGTATTCGGTTATACACAGTCTGACGAAATTACACTTGTCCTAGTTGACTACGCTGCATTGGACACTGACGCATGGTTCGACTATGAGGTGCAGAAACTATCTTCAATTTCAGCAGCAATGTGTACCCTCATCTTTAATAGACTTTTCGCTAGGAAAGTGAACGAGTTCATTAAGAAACATAGCGATGTCGTTAGAGACAAGGAAACATACGGAAACGTTGCAGAGCAAGTTGAAAAACTTATGGCAACCTATAAAAAAGCAGTCATTAGAGGTGGCTTGTTTGACTCAAGATGTTTCAATGTTCCAGTAGAGGAAGTGACAAACTGCGTCCTATGGAGGCAGAAAGATGCTGAAAGAAACTCTGTTTCTTCATTGGCTCAAGCACACTTTTCACCAAAAGAGTTGCATGGGAAGAAGTCAAACCAAATGCAAGACATGTTGATGGAGAAATATGGCATCAATTGGAACAACTTGGAAATTCCTCAGAAAAGAGGTACGGCAGTCATCAAGGATGAACACGGAAATTGGTTTATTGACAAAGAAATGCCAATCCTAACTGGTGATGGGCGTGAATACATCGAATCTAGAATTACATTCGAAGATTAAATAAAGTTAAAAGTTGAGTTGAAATTTTGACAATCCAACTTTTTTTCGTATATTTGCAAAAAATAACAACATGGAACAGTGGAACATCATTAAGGAACGCATTGCAATGAATAGTAAAGAACAATGGTTCGACATCTATTCAAAACTTAAACACGACTTTTCCCTCTCTAGGAGAGATTACGTTGAGCCTTTAGTGAATAACAGTAATGCTGATGTTAGAAATGCAGCATTATGGCATTTGGGAATACTTGACAAATATGAGGTTAGACAAGCTTATAACAATGTTGTATCAATCAAGCTCGTCATTCCATCGTACTGCCAAGCGAAGTGTGAATTCTGCTTTATGAACGGCTATGAGAAGATGGAGCATGACGCTGACGCTTTCTTGAGCAAGTTCATGGATTCGCTCTACGACATTGTAAATGGTCTCTATGGCAAACAACCAATTAGCCTCGACATCACTGGTAATGAACCCACCTTTAATCCCAATCTCTTAAAAAAGGTATTGCGCACGATTAAAAACAGTGGCATCAAGGAGAAAATAAATAGGGTGGTGATAACTACCAACGGCTACAGACTGAACGATGTCATTAACGACTTGCACGGAGTGGTTGATTATGTCAATATCTCAACCCACCATTTTAACTTGGATAAGAGAAGGGAAATATTCGGCACATGGAGAATACCGTCTGACGAGGAGCTTCACGATATGGTGCTGAAACTGTTGGATAAGGGAATCGCAACATCAACCGTTGCTGTGGTGTATAAGCCAGTTGATAATTTCGCTGAGTTCCTTAAGGAATACCTCAATTGGGCAAAGTCTATTGGCTTCAATTCAATCAGATTTAGGGGTGACTGCGCCACTGACAAATTCGCTGACACGTTCAACTCATATATTGACGAGACAACCAAACAGTACAAGGTCATTCAAGAGGAACGCACAAACGATTCCCATTGGTGCAGACTTGTTACTGAGGATGGATATTTCTTCTTCATGCTCCAAGGAGTTGTAAGCACATACGAGTGCTCACGAGGAATTGAGTACATCATCAATGACGATGGCATCGCATACTTGGACTACTATAAGGAACACAAGTTTGCTGATAACGATTTGCCAATGAACTATATTTTCGATTTGAAAAAATAACACTATGGACAAAATAGATAATTCATTAATGGTTCGTTGCGAAAAATGCGGTCATTTTTTTAATGAACGAGAAGCTAAACCATTGGAAAAGGATGAACTTAAAAAGTATAAAGACGATATTGAGTTTTGGGGTCATTGCCCTCATTGCGGCAAAGCTTTGCATCTTGCTAGGTTGAATTCTGTTTCAGACATTTTTGATACCTTCAAAGATGAAAACCCAACTTGGCGTGAACATTTAACCGATAGCACTTATTTTGAAATAGCAGATTGGTTTGCTTCTGAATTTAATTATGATTTCGATGATGAAAAGGGGTATCCAGAGCAAGTAGGTGAATTTACTAGTTGTGTGTGGAAAGAAATATGCCCACAAGCATATGATACCAAAGAATACGTACAAATAGAAAAGGAGTTCTATGATGACTTAATGAGCCTCCTTAAGAGTAGCAGTGACGAAGGAAACTGCTTTGCTAATCTGATTCTAAAGAAATACGACATAAAGAAATGAAAGATACTTTTGAAACAATTATAAATGACGGAAGACTCCTATACGAATATATTAGGGGTAGCCACCTCTATGGGCTTAACAACGAGGATTCTGACGTTGATACAAGCGGACTATTCCTAGCCCCAAAAGAGAGTATTGTGGGGTTAGGCAACGATTATCAAGAGCAAGTGTCTGACGAGAGACACGATACCACTTGGTATGAGATTGGTAATTTCTGCAATCTGCTTCTCAAGTCTAATCCAACTGTGTTGGAGGCATTGTTCGTTCCAGAGACGAAGATTATAACTCCTCCAGCAGACTTTATCATGCCTCTATTCGAGAACAGAGACCAATTTGTTACGAAGAGGTGCTTTAAGCCATTCGTTGAGTATGCTATTCAGCAAATTCATAAGGCTAGGGGTTTGAACAAGAAGATTGTAAACCCAGTCACAGAGAGGCTTACACCATTTGATTTCGCCTATACGTTCTATCAGCAAGGTAGCACGAAGATTGGCAATTGGCTTGCCTACAGAGGCTTGAACAAGGATTTCTGCGGACTTGTCCACATTCCAAACATGCATGATACATATGGTGTGTATTATGATTGGGGTGCTCATTTCGCACACTATAAGATTTCATGTGCTGAGTTGGAGTATTACCTTTTCGGTAGAAGCTTCAAAGACATTATTCTTGATAGGAATAAAATTAGTATGCTGAAAGATGTCACAATTAAGAATGCTAAGTTCATTGCTGATTTCTACGACATTCAGAGCAGGACTCAGTTGAGAGAATGGTACGATAAGAATAAAGAGGTCATCCACTATCGTGGTATGTGTCTCGACACATCTACTGATATGAGAGGTTCTTCTGTCTCTAAGGGAGCAAAACCACTTTGTTGGATTGTATATAACGAGAGCGGTTTCAAAGACCATTGCAAGAAATACAAGGAGTACAAGGACTGGGAAAGATTCAGAAACCCAAAGCGTTATGAATCTAACCTAGATAAGAACTACGACTCTAAGAACATGATGCACTGTGTAAGACTTATGCACATGGGTCAAGAGATTGCAGAGGGTAAGGGAATTAATCTTGAGCGTACTTGGGATAAGGAGTTCCTTATGAACATCAGAAACCATAAGTACGAATATGACGAGCTTATGGAGAAAATCGATGCTGACAAGGCTGCTCTTGATAAGGCAATCGCTGAGTCAACCATCAAGGAAGACATCGACACCAATTTTGTAAACGATTTGTTAATTGAAATAAGGAAAAAGGCTTATGGGTTGCTTTAATAAAACTGCATTTTACAGTCATTTACCAATCACTGCTAGTGATGAGATAGTAATGTTTGTGTGCGCTGATTCAATATCAAGTTACACTAGAAGGGATAATACGCCAATAAGTGTTGTTGGTGCTGGTTTAGCACCAATAGCACCCCCCTTTTTCGGAAGATACAACGACTATGGTTCAATCGAACTTGTAAAAGATGATGCGAACCATCAACTGTTCAATGAGAAATTTGGGATGCATCTTGAAGAATTCTGCGATATTATGCATGACCTAGCTGGTATAACAATTGAAGACCTTATAAAAGGTATTGAAGAATATCGTGCAGAGGAAAAGCACGTTAACAAATATCACCATGAAACGCTTGAGGACTTCGAAAAACTTTTAGCCATCTATGAAAACGTTTTTGGTAAAAAACCTGAACTAGAGAAAATCGCAAAACGTGAAGGTCTTACAAAAGAAGCAGAAGAACAGATTGCTAAAGTTGAACAGCAAATGTATGAGTATGACTTGAAAAAATACATGAATTCTTCTATCATGGTCACTATGGAACACAAGTCAGTCTATGACAAAATGGTTGAGCTTGGTAGACAACATTACTTTGACTATTGGATTGGTATTGGTGACGAAAAGAAAGTAACACCAGAAGAAGCGTTTGACAACTCTGTTGAAGTGATTAAAAAACTAACAGAGCTGTCCGAAAGTTATAAAGGCTCTAATATATTTACGTTTGGCATCAATGACGTTGGAATAACTAATTTGATTAAATCAAATATTTCATCAAATGAAGGTTTAGTAGAAGAGTTATTTGAAATAGCTTTAAACGTTGATAAGAATATGCGTAATTTCTTCGGTATCAAAGCTTGCTTGCATGATACTGTATACGCCTCTTTTGAGGACCACGTTCTTTACAATAATCTAAAAGGGGATTTGTCCAAATACAAAGAGATTGCTTGCGATTATGCTTATTTCTTGCAGTCGTTTAAACACACATGTACGACATTTGATGTTTCCCCATATCATAGCCAAACTGTTGATTATGAAAGGCTTATCCCAATATATGAGGAGTTTTTAAATACATTGAAAAAACAGTATGGCAAATATAATGAGGAATAATATTAAAAAGTGTTAAAAAATTTGGTTATTCCGATTTTTTTCCATATATTTGCAACGAATAAATTTAATCACAAAAGAAAATGAATAGACAAAAATTACAAGCATTGGCTAGCGAATGGGTTCGCCTAGCTAAGAACGACATCCGAAACAAGGTTATGGATTTCATGCGCGAAGTCGATACCACACCCCATGAGCTTGCTTACGTGCTAGCAATTTCTGAGGGAGAACTTGAGCAGATTCTTCGTGGTAACGGAGAGATTACTCTCACCACATTTGCGAAGCTGCTTATCGCAACTGGCAACGCTCTCGAAATTAAGCCTATCGAGGAAACACCTATTGGTGACTATGACAACATTCCAGAAGAGCCGATTCGTCAGCCGCAGCCTAACGTGTTTGAGCGTCCACGTCCAAGCAACGTACCCCCTATTGTTCCTCCACGTTTCGCACGTCCTAACAGCACACAAGAGCCGACACGCGGTCATTTCGCAGGACAGAACGTGATGACACAGCATCCGCAGCAGCCACGTGTGGGTCACTTCCAGAACATGCCTCCTATCTTCCCTCCAATCGATGAGATTCCAGAGGAGATTCGTGAGGAAATGGAAGAGCGATTCGGTCATCGTATGCCGCAGCCTCGTGATGCAAGAGGACGCTTTGCTTCCTTTAATCCACGTCCGCAGCAGCCGACTTCTCCATTCGCAAGAATGACTCGTGCCGAAATGACCAATATCATCAAGGAGAGACTGTGGGATTCTGAGATTGACATCGACAACGTATCAGACGAGCAGCTTGTGCGTTTCTTGGACGAGAAGAACAGACGCATGAAAGAGTACAAGCGCAACAAGGAAGCTGAGATTGACCCAGCAGTGAACGACTTCAAGAACAAGTTGAAGAACACTGTTAACAACAATCCTCACCTTCGTGAGTGGGTTAAGAAGCTTGTCAGTGGAATTGAAGAGGATTAATTGTTAATCTGACACATATAAAATAGGGTGGGGTATAAAATCTCACCCTATTTTTTGTTTTTCTAAGATATTTTTTATATCTTTGCATAAACAAAGTAAAATGGGAAGAAAGAAGAAAGAAATTAAGAATATCGAATATGATTGGTCTCCATATCAAAGAGCCATATTTGATTATATAGAACATGGTCAAGGACATCTTGTAGTGGAAGCTGCTGCTGGAAGTGGTAAGACTAGCACACTTGTTAAGTGCTTGGACTTAATTCCAGAAACAAAGAGAGTTCTTTTGTCTGCTTTCAACCAAGATATTGTGAAAGAGCTTGAAAAAAGAACTACAGATAAGAAAAACGTTGAGGTTAGAACCTTACACGGATTGGGGTTAAGTTTTTTAAAGAAAAACTTGGTGGGAGAGAGATTGGAACCTGAACCATTCAAATATGAATCCCATATAAAAGCTAACATAAGAACTTATAGCTCAATAAACACATATAAACTAGGAAAAAGAGACTACTTTAAGTATTTAGATAATATCAAAAAGTACGTTGACTTTGGCAGATTCTATCTCTGCCAAACTGTCAATGATTTGGGATTTATAGAAGATAGGTACGGCATTGACACAATTGCAGACGAGAAAGAGATAGCAATAGAGGTCATGGAATGGGGTAAAAAGGCTCTAGAAACGATTGATTTTACCGATATGATATGGTTGCCTCACGCACTATTTTTAAAGCCTCTAGGCCATTTATATGACTTTATAATGGTAGATGAATGTCAAGACATGAATAAGGCTGAAAGGGAACTTGTGTTGAAGTGTTTTAAGATGGGTACAAGATTGATTAGCGTGGGAGATTCACAGCAGATGCTTTACTCCTTTGCTGGTGGAGACCCAGATTCATTTAATGCTCTTAAATCAATTCCAAATACAATTTGTCTTCCATTGAGTATATCTTATCGTTGCGCTAAGAATATCGTTGATTTTGCCAAGAAAATTGTACCATCAATTGAGGCAAATAACGATGGTAGAGAAGGTAGGGTGCTACATAACGTTCCACTTGATTATGTGGCTGATGGTGACATGATTCTATGCCGAAACAATGCCCCATTGGTACAAGTCTATAACAGCTTTTTAAAGCTAGGTAAAAAAGCGTTTATTAGGGGTAAGGAAATAGGAGTAAACTTAAAAAATACTGTTAAATCCACTAGTCAAGAAAAGCTTAACGTAGATTGCAAGGAAGATGGTGTATTCGTAAGACTATATGACGATTTATTCACAACTAGAAACAAACTGATGGATAGGTTTGGAATAGACGAGAATACAGCTATGAAGTCACCACAAATTCTCAGTAAGCTAGATATGATTAAGGCTCTTGAGATACTTGCAGAAGGGTTAACAACATCTGAGGAGATTATCAGCAAGATTGACGAGATATTCAAGGATAAAAAAAAGGATGGTATAGCCCTTTCCACAATCCATAAAGCAAAAGGACTTGAGGCAAACAACGTATTCATAGCTTGCAACTCACTCATGCCAAGCAAATCAGCTACAAAGGATTGGGAAATACAGCAAGAGTATAACCTTATGTACGTGGCTTACACAAGGGCTAAAAATGTGCTAGGATTTATTGACGAGAAAGATTTTGATGAGTTCGACTTTTCAAGCACAAACACACTCAAGGCTCTTAAAAGAATTGAGCTGATGGTGAATAAAGCATTAAACAAGTCAACCAAGGTAATTATTAACGAAAATAATGCAATTGACATCATCAATCGAGCACCAAAATTGAATAAGGATATATTTACTAGCACTACAGTAAATATTAATAGTACAGGAAATAAAAGAAAAGCAAACTCATTTGCAGATTTGCTTAGAAATAAAAAAACTAAAAAATTTTAACAATTATGAATACTAACAAAGTAACAAAGGTAATTAAACTTGGAGCTACTTGGTGCGCTCCTTGTCGAGTATATGCTGACAAGTTCCACAGAGTTTCCAAGATGGAAGAATTCAAAGATATAGAATTCAACGATTATGATATTGAGCAAGACGAAGAGGGCGAGGCCGCAGCATTGAAATATAACATAAGAAGCGTACCTACCACACTTTTACTTGATGAAAATGGTGAGGTTATCTATAAGTTGATGGGTAATGTCCCAGAAAGTGACCTCGTTAAAATAATAAATGAAGCGTTAAAGGATAGATAAATGGTTCTAGGATTTGCTGGACGTATGAGAAGCGGCAAAACAGAACTAGCTAAGATATGTGAGAATTACGGATACAAAAAGCTATATTTTGCCCTTCCGTTAAAACAACTATGCGCAGATATTTTAGATATTTCCATAGATGGATTAAACAAGCTGAAAGCTGATAATACAGACATTTCACTATACATTGGAGAAGATATATGTGATATACTTTCAACTGAAACTGAGATACCATATGGTGACGTGACAAGCTGCTGTTTCGGTAAAACCATACGTACCGTCAGGGAAATGCTACAATTTGTAGGCACTGACTTGATTAGGAAGTATAATAAAGATTGGCACGTTAATCGAGTTAGGGAAATGATGGACGAGAATGTTAACTACGTCATTGATGACGTTAGGTTTCCTAATGAAAAGAAAATGATAGAAAGCCTAGGAGGTCATTGCTGGTTTATTACTCGTACAACACTAGATAACATATCAAACCATGAATCAGAAACATCTATTACATGGCAAGACTGTTGGAATAGAGTTATCATCAATGACTCAACATTACCAAAACTCCAGTTTAAATGGGAAGTGTTCATGGACAATTATCAGAAGTCATGCGAAATGAGAGACAAGGAGTTCGAGAGAATTCTTAATAATGGGTTGGATAACAACGATATACCACCATTATCAATGCTAGATGTTCTTATGATTTCTAAAGCAATGTTCACATATTCTCCAATCGAATTTAAAAAAGAGGATGTAAAAAAAGTTGCAATGAACGAGGATAAAAGCGTCTTCATAACTAATAATGATGATTCTATCGAAGTTATAGACAATCCACTGAATATTGAAGATTTAAAGAAAATTTTATAACATGTCAGTTAAAGTAGATGTTAAATATCAAGATGGCTCTAAAATATTCTTTACGAGCGATACCCACTTTGGACATGCCAATATAATCAAGTTCTGCAATCGTCCATTCAAAGACGCAGCCGAAATGGACTACAACTTGATTAAAAATTGGAATGAAAAAGTGCCAGAAGATGGGTTGGTATTCCACCTAGGAGACTTTGGGTGGGGAGGCTATCAAGAATATAAGAAAATTAGAGACCAACTTAACGGTAAAATTATACTGATTAAAGGAAATCATGACTTTAGGAATGGATGCCAAAGCGAGGCACAATATAATGAACTGTTCGAGTTTTCAACACAACAGTTATTAGTAGAGATTGAGGGAAGAAAAGTTTATCTTAATCACGTTCCATTCCTATGTTATGGTGGTACATACAGAGACCCTAAAGGACTTGTATACCAATTGTTTGGGCATGTCCACAGTGGCCCTGTCTCTAAGGGAGAAGATATGGAAAGATTGAAGTACCTTTTCCCAACACAATATGACATTGGTGTAGATAATAACAACTATACACCAATTTCATGGTACGAAGTTGTAGATAAAATTGGAAGACAACTTTTAAAAAGCAAATACAAAAAAGACTAAATTGTTATGAGGTATTTAAATGCTCGTGTATTTCGTTCAGAGTATATGTATCGCAAGATGGTTGGTGATAAGGACATCACCCCAGAGGAAGCATACAAGATTTTCTATATGTTCTTGAAAAGGTACAAATACATGGGAGTCTTCTTACGTAAAATGCGCGATGAATTCGGAGTTAATGCTCAAATGTATAGGGTCTATTTCATTAATAGGATTAAGACATACCAAGCACATGCTAATAAGTTTAACAATTTTACGTATCATAGGCCAGTATACTATTGGTGCGAAGACATCCATTTGTTCTTTCCATTCTTACCAATTGAGAATGAAACATATCTAACAACATGGTACAAGTATTGGACAGAATTGCATGAGTTTTGGAAACTATTCTGCCAAGAAAATAAATTAATGACCTCACAAATTCTATTAAAATCTAACGACAATGAAGAAAATATTAGTGATACCAGATGTGCATGGGAGGGAGTTCTGGAAGAATGCGGTTTCCCTCCATAAAAATGAGGTGGACAAGATTGTCTTCCTAGGAGATTATCTTGACCCATACTCATGGGAATTTATAACTAGAAAAGACGCAATTAGAAACTTTGAGGAGATAATTGCATTCAAACAAGAAAATAGTGATAAGGTTGTACTCCTATTAGGCAACCACGATATGCCTTATTATTCAAAAGATTTCCACACACGCTCAAGATACGACTCAAGCAATGCTTGGCATATCTCAGAGGATTTTAAGAGCCACAGAAGCTTTTTTAAGCTTGCATACAAGGCTAAAATTGGTGATAAGGTGTACTTATTCAGTCACGCTGGAATTATGAACTCATGGGTCGAAAGAAACAAAAATGTTCTAGCAGATGCGTCATTGACTAGCATTAACCATCTGCTTGATTCAAAAGCTGGAATCAAGGCACTCTGCAATGTCTCTGATTATAGGACGTGGTTCGGAGACCCTACTGGCAGTATCGTTTGGTCTGATGTTAGAGAAAGACAAGATAATCCTCAAGATGCAACTGTAGAAGGATATGACTATCAGATTTTCGGACACTCACAGCAAGACGAGAACCCAATCATAACAGATAAATGGGCTTGCTTGGATTGTAGAAAAGCGTTTATCCTAAATGAAGATGGAACACTAGAAACAGTTGAAAATGAGACAGAAGAAAATAAGAGTTAAGGCTATTCCTTAACTCTTATTTTTTTGTACCAACTGCGATGTTATTGCCCTTATTTTTTATTTTCCTCTCTTAATTTTCAAGAATGGTACACTACTGTAAGGAGTGCTGTTCTTATTTCTTAACGTAGATGTCTGAGCACTACCCTCAAGACTGAAACATCTTTCATTATAATCGCTCTGTTCGGTTGACGTATAGAAAGAAGGATTTGGAGACTTTAACGTTATTCCGTTTGAAGGATTACCAAGGAATTCCTTTGCAGCAGTAAACTTGTCAATCAACTTAGCTCTGTTCCAACACATTAAGCCCATTTCACCATCTGCTGGCATGTACCACTCTCCATCTTTAAATCCAGGAGCATATTCAGCACAGAACTTAACATGAAGCAAGTTACGTCCACTCTTTAACCAAAACTTAGTGTTTCCTTCTCCATCGAAGTCAATCAATGGGTTGTAATATTGTCCAACCATTTCAGCCCAATATAACTCATTCTTGCTTCCATCTGCGTTAAATGCTGGAGGTGCATAACCTCTATGCTCTAGGTCAGTATCACCAAGACTAACGTACCAATTACCATTTATCTCAACTGTGAACTTGTCAGGATAGATTTCTTTCATTCCTGGAGCAGTATACCAACCATATAATTTTGGTCTGTCGTACTCACCAGTTGTTGCGTTTATCGTTGGACAATGCCAACCATGCTTCAACTCAGGATTTGAATAATAAGTGCTTGTGTCACCCTCTATAATGTCTGGGTCAAATGCACCAATACGTCCAGATGATAGAACACTCATAAATCTATAGTATCCATCACCAATCACATCAGCATCGACCACACAAACTGCAATCGGAGTCTTACCCTCAATTAGACAAGGAGCTATCATACCATCTGAGAATAGATAGTCACCAACCCTAATCTCCCTATTATAGTATACCTTGTCAGGAGTCTTACTTACATTTGGCATAATGTAATCGCATGACTCCATGAATTCAGTGTATCCTTCTTTATTGTCGAATCTTTTTAAATAAAACATAAGCCTTTATCTTTTTTTAATTTTTAGGAATGGAACTGTCCATCTAGCGTCATCTTTGTTACGTCCAGTTAAATAAGTTCCTGCATATTTCTTTCCTTCAAGCTCTTGTGGAGCACTCATGTTCATGCCAACTTCTGTTGCAAGAGAGCCTTCCGTTGAGCTTTGATATGAATCTATAGCCATGAAACTGTGTCTACCACCAACAATACTTGTCGTAATCTTTTCCTTGAATAATGGGTAATTCCACATTACTAATGCCCATTCACCAAGTGCTGGAAGATACCATTCACCATCCATAATTCCAGGAGCAAATTCCTTACAGAATCTGATTGACTGCAAATCACGCTCATCTAAATGCTGTGCAAGAATATCAGTTCTCTCCTTACCATCAAATGTTGTTAAAGCGTTTTTCTTACCATTTGATAACCTATCCATCCAATAGATTTCATTCTTAGTGCCATCTGCATTAAATGCTGGTGGCACATATCCTCTGTTACCAAGCTCTCCATCCCAAGCTTGATAATACCAACCATTAATAACCACTGTACGGTTGTCATATTGGTCTGCATTTGGGAACGTTAATAATGCACTATTAGATATGTCACCTTCATATTCTCCAGTCTCTTGGTTTAGTTTAGGAAAACCACCAATCTTCTCCAAAGGAGAATCCCACCAAGTGCTACTATCTGTGTGAACTGAATCAGCATCCCACTTTAACTCAACATATGATTTCATGGTCATGAATCTATAATAGTCATCACCAATCGTATCAGCATCAATTACACAGATTGCAAGGGGCTTCTTACCCTCAATCAAACAAGAACAAATAGTGCCATCGTCATAAAGATAGTCACCAACTTGAATCTGACGATTGTAATAAACACGGTCATTTTGCTCAGTTAAAGTCACATTCGGCATGGTGTAATCACAAGAGTCCTTGAATACTGCATACTCTTCAGGTGTTTCAAATTTCTTTAAAGAAAACATAATTTTTCAAATATTTTTTTGTTAATTATTTTTTGCTGTAATTCCACTTCTTAGCGTTTTTGAGCAAATATAGCTCTTTTTCTAGTCAATGGATTCTTAGAGTGTGTAAGCTCCTCGGTAGACTTGCCAGTTGCTTTCTTGGTGGCTGTAAACTTGCCTTTGTTCTCAGGTTTTATCTCAATTGATTCAATAAGGTTTATTGCAGCATTTTCAACAATCTCCTTAAGCTCATCCTCATATAAGGAATATACCTTACCTTCTAATACACGATTGCTCTTAGGCCATAGTACCATACAAGTGTCATATGCATTGAATGGGTCTTCCATAGAACCAGCTGCCATCATCTTGGCATAACCCTCAACCTTCATGCCATCCTCATAAGTAATGATTACCTTATATTGTTTTGAACGTGGCATATGGTCATTTGGGTCATAGTCACAATAACCACCATCACTCTGAACATCCCACTCTGGCTTGTTTAAATTAGCACATGGGAACATTTCAACCTCACAACCCAATGATGAAATTGCTCTGTAATAATCATCAACAGCTTGCCAATGGTCATCACGATACAACTTTCCATCAATGTTGTACTTGTGAATAATCCTATAAATCTGGTTAATTCTAGCTTTCATCGTCTTAGGTCTTCTACCCATGAACTTGTCAATGTCAATAACATTATCCAAGTTTTTTGGCCTAGATTCATTAATCATGTTCCTTAACCTTCTCTTAAGGTCTTCCTTCATAGTGAAATTAACAAGATATAAGTTGCGCTGCATGTCAGATAAGAATGACTCACAATCACTACGCATACCAGTATAACTATCACCCTCGTCCTCAAGACTCTTGTAGAATGAATTGGTAGCATCCAATACATCCTCCACAAATTTCTTTAGATTCGTAACCTTATATGAGGTAGGCTTGAGATTTCCTAGGGCAAGTTTGCCAGTAATGGACTGCTCCACCTCTGATACTTGGTCTTGAAATTCTGCTATCCTTTCAGCAATATCATCACATAGTTTATGCTGAGACATGTTGCTAGCATCCCAATGCAACTCCTTAATGGCTGTCTTATAACCTTCAAGCTTATTTACAAAACTTAATACTTTCTTATTCATACCACAAATTTTTTTGTTTTTTTATAATACCATATAACATAAATATCCATGATAAGTTATTTGTTTTCATATGGACATAAAAAAAAATGACTGAATGATTTTCAGCCATTTTTTGTTTTTACATAGAATAATTTAGAAATCTTGAATGAAACGTGGGTCTCTCTCGAATCCCTTGTCAGTCATTTTACCAAATGAACCAGGAGTACCTTTCCAAGTACCATTACCATTTGCTAAGTGTCCACCTTCTAAACGTCCTTCACCTTCAAGCTCTGCCTCAAGGTTGTGGAGTGCATCAAGAAGTGCTCTCTTGTCACCAGACATCTTTGCTTGCTCCAATGCTTCCCAAGCATCTTGAGAGCTTTCCCTTATTACTCTTTTAACAGTTTCCTTCACAATGTTATGTAGGTCTGCCTCAGTTAATCTAATTTGTCTCTTCATAATAGTCTATTATTTTTTTGATTTATTAGTTTTTTAATATAAATATTGTTTCAATTGAAAAAATACCCTTTTTTAAGGCTCTTCCTCAACAGAATCATCATCTTGGCTATCCATATCTACAATCTGGTTTTTCTTCCTCCTTTTCATTCTCCTCTCACTACGGTAGTCGGCAACATCCTCCTCTGCCTCAATCTGCATCTTCTCATTCTCAACCCAAGAACGTGTCTTCATGCGAGAATCAACATAAGCCTTTGGAGCACCACTGCCAAGAATGTAAACACCACTAGCCATGAGCAACATTGCCATATCTCCCATGTCAGTGTCTACCTTGCCATCATAGACAACATCAAACACCAACACAAAACACATGACCAAACCCACGATTACACCCATGAGAGCAGATACCAACAACGTAATGCTGTTGACACTCATTGACGATTTATCGTCAATTGACGTTTTTATGTTTCGTAAAAATCCCATATAACATAAATATCTTAAATATTATTAAAATATTTGCTTTTTAACTTTTTTACCTATATATTTGCGCAAATAAAATAATATATAAATGAGTGATTTACTTTTTAAACTACCACTCCTTTTTATGCCAAAAAGAGAAATCATGCATCCAACAACAGATAAAGGGGTATCGAAGAAAATACTAGTTCAGTTCCTCAAGCAACATAAATACATGGGGCTGATGCACATGATTCTACATGGAAAAGTGAACGAAATGCTTGGTTCTAGCAACATAGTAAGCATGGGCGATATGCTTAAAATGGCTGATGAAAACATGACATGTAAGGATGTATACCTTAAAGCCGCAATAGGGCATATGAGATTACCACAAAACCTAGCTGGGAAAATAGGCCCAGAACACGTTACTAAAATATATAGGAACTGGGAAAAATATATAGACGAAAACTTAGATAAAATATGTGACAATTATGAAAGTCATAAGAGCTTTAAATCCTTACTCAAGGAAAAACGTAAGAGAAGACGAAAAGAACTTGTATATATTCACTGATAATACAGATAGAGATAGTGGGAAAACACTCATCCCATCTGATTCGTGGTATGTGCAGAAATATGGGGAAGGAAAACACTACCCAACAATGACAACAGCACTCATAAGAGGGCTAAATAACGCATACCCAATAACAACACAACACTGGTATAATTCACAACATAAAGGAACTACTGGACGTTGGACAGATGACGATATAGAAGAGTTCAAGAAAGTCATTGACGATGACTTCAATGAGATATACAAAAATGCAGATAAATTTGAAAAGATAATCTTCCCAATGGGAGGAATATTCAACTCAAAAATATCTGCAATTAATAAGGAAAGAACACCAAAACTCCATGAGTATCTTATGAACAAGTGTATGACACTCCTAGATTTATAACTTATCTTTTCAATCCAAATTCCTCACAATACTGAGGATAAGTCATTTGCCCTCTGTAATTGCCATTCTAGTCATTATAACCATTTCCAAAATTATTCCCAAAGGCCGAATTCACATTCAACCTCAATCTCTTCATCATAATTTACATTAACCCTACAAGCCTTGTAGCGAGAAGGATTTATCTCATCCTCCAACTCTTCACCCATCTGGGCAACCTTTTCACAGTATTCATCATACTTGACCTCATCGTTATAAAGACCACTTGGGTCAATGCCAAGGTTGAATACAAACCTAATGTAGAGACCACGATTAGGATTCTCGTCAAACTCATCAAAGTTGTCCTCATAGTCTCTCAAGGAAAGGTCAAGCCTCTGCACAGTCTGAGACAATACAGTATGGAAACTGTTATAGTCCTCTATGAACATCTTTATCTCTTGGGCAAACCTCTCAAATCTCTCAGCAATGAGGCTGATGTCACTTACGTTAATACCCTCTGCCTCAGAACCCTCAGTTATCATGTTGTTAAATGATGACCTTATTATCTTGTTTAAGGCACTCTCGTTTATTCTTATAGTCTTTTTACTCATACATTATAGCTTCTTTAGACTATAAATAGTTAATTTTACTTAAAATATTTGTCATTCACATATTTTTTTAATATGTTTGCACAACAATAAAATGTTATTATATTATGACAAGAGACGAAGCAAAACAAATAGCACTCAAATCAATTGAGGAAGAAATCGAGAAAAATGGAGAAAACCACATCTTCATCGCAGCACCACAGTTGGGCAAGAATTCATGGACACTTAAGGAATGCAAAGAAGCCATCCTTAACGATAAACCACTAGAGAATACAGACAATAATCTCATAGATGGTGTCATCAACCTAGATAAGTATCTAAGGGAACATAACCTCAAACCACTTACAGAAAATGAGTGAGAAAAGATATAGGGAAATAAGACCAATAATAATTAAGGAATTCCTAAAACTCCTAAAACAATATAACGCAATAAATGAGTTTAGGAAGAACACCATAAATGCAATACTAGAGTATCCCACCGTTGACATCAACCCTATCGCACTCTACATCAATCCATTGGCAACGGTGACAAGCATGGATTGCGGAGGATATGGATACTATTATGAGACACTACTATCCAATTCATTCACATGGTCAGAAACAGAAGAGGGATACGATGTGTGGAGTCATATAGATAAAAAGTGGCAGAAAAAACTCTTTGACTTGAAATTTGAATACGATGACGAAGGAACAGAATTCCCATTCTAATAGAATGACTGACGAAGAAATACTAATACAACATAAAGGTGAAATAAAGCTTATGTTCCTACAGTTTCTTAAGGAACGTGACCTCATGGAAAAATATAAGCGTAGCATCATGCCATATATCCCAAAACAAAAACTTGGTGATGTGATGAACCCATTGGGATGCGGAAAACTGAGAGATATGGCAGAATGCGCTAATGGCACTTTAAGTTATAAGATTTATTTCACCCAATTGGTCAACCACGCATTCTGTTGGGCTGATACACAAGAAGGACATAAGTTCTGGTCAAATATAAACGATAAATGGGTTTTAGAAGTAAGCCGATTTATAGATAATCATAGAAACAATGGCAAATGCAAATAATTTTGAATCGTTAGGAGCACACCTTAGAAACCTCCTAACACCCTACGTAACACAGATACAACTCATTGAGGATATGCACACAGCAGAACGCAATGGCGATATGGATAAGTTCAATAAGATTAAAGAACAACTCTATAATACACCAACAGATAACCTCAATGACCTCAATACGTTCTCATTCGTAGAACCTATGGAGCAAAACAACTGGCGAGAAACCAAACTCTTCCTCATGGAAGAAGCACTTAAAGAAATGAAATAATATGGCATCAAAATACCTTTTAAGCGTAGGAGTAATCGGATTCGTCTTCATAATCTTAGCATCAATAGCAAAGTGTACCACGAATGGAAAACCAGACGTGATTACAAATGAGGATTCAACATATATCTTCGCAAGACAATATGAAACCATCGTATCTGTCAATTGGGGAAATATGTCATTCAACATTAGACATGACTCAACCCTCAAGGCATTTAAACACGATAAGCTCATGTTCCAAGGCAAAATATTGGACGTAAACGAAGATGAGGAATATGTCAAGATATTACAAGACGATAAAAATGTATATGTTAAGAACATATTCGCAAACCATTACCAGTATAGCGACATAGAAGACAATAAAGGAAAAACCTTAATAGTCACAAAAAAATTCTACCCAAGGGAGAGAATAATGTATAAGATACAATGACATATGAATTCAATAAACGAATTAAAACAGTAGGAGAGCTTAGAGAATATCTAGGCAAACCACTGTTCTTTTGCTATCCTAACGAAGTAGAAAAAGATTTCGCATGGATAAAAGTACCTACAGAATGCCCCACAAGATACAATGATAACTACTCCATAGAAGGAGTGGGATTAATGGGCTTCGGAACTGTACAAGTCTATAAAAAAAGACGCGCATTCCCAAATATGGCTGAACGCACAACCCCTAAGTTCTTGTATAAGGTCAATGACATCACACACTCAAATGCACAAACATACATAAGAACACTAACAAGAGAAGAGTTAAAAATGTATGCACG